TGTTGTTGATGCTGAACTTGGGGGTATTGCCTTGCAACAAGGAACAGACTTTAAACTACGTGTAGATAGCACAAGTAGTAACAACGTAAGGTTTAGCGGCAAGATGGAGTATTTAGAAATTAATGAAATTACATAGTATGTTATTAACTACAATCCTTCAAGGCAAAGCCCCTATACCTACATTCTCTGAGCTTTTAGCTACGTATGGGCCTTACGGGGTTATTGTCGTAGTAGCAGCGTTTTTAACTTTATTGTGGTATTTTGGAGTTATTGGGAATCGTAAAATAGAATCAAATTCGAAAACGACTTCGTCTATAGCCCCAGTAGTAGATTCCGGAATTACTATCATAGATCTTGAGCAATCTAAAGGAATAGCGGTAGTTGAAAGCTTACAAAAAACTGCTGAAAAAGAACGTAACAGTATCAAACAAGAGATGCTAAGTAAATTTAAGGAACTCACGGATCGTATGCTCGACCTTGAAAGAAATCAAGCAACTAATATGGCAGAGTATGTTATCTTCAAAGAAGATGTTACTGTATTAAAAAGCATGTTCTCACACATTTTGAATAAACTGGATGGCAATGGCCCAAAAGAAAACCAGCAATAAAATGAGTGAGATCAAAAAACAGTTTGAAGAGGTAACTAAAAAACCACTCAAACAGCTTGATAGTTATACTATTAGGGTAATTAAAGAAGTAACCAAAAGTCAAAAACCTAAACCTGTTTTTAACGCTTAAGCAGGAATTACTTACATTTGTCAATCATGAAGCTAGACGTACTGCGATATTCTGACAACGGAAACTCCACTTTAGGACTTCTTTTCGTTGACGAAAAATTTGAATGCTACACTCTCGAAGATGAACACCGAGACGTTAAAGTAAGAGGAGAAACTCGAATCCCTTCTGGGGCCTACCAAGTCACTTTCAGAAACGAAGGGGGCTTTGATGCTAGGTATAAAGCTCGTTATGGGGATTTCCATAAAGGCATGCTGTGGGTACGCGACGTACCAGGTTTTGAGTACATCTTAATCCATGCCGGTAACCACGAAGGGCACACCGCTGGGTGCCTTCTAGTAGGCGATACTTCGAATGATAATAAAGACACTAAAGGATTTGTTGGCGCCAGTAGAGCAGCTTATGAAGACTTGTATCCTAAAGTCAGTGAAGCTTTGCTAAACAACGAGTCTGTACAGATCCGTTATCACGATTTAGATAGAACCTTTCCACTATGACTAACATCTTTGACAAGATAAAAGCTACAGCTGACGCCATTCTAAAGCCCGTCAGTAAAACTATTGATGACCTACACGTCTCTGATGATGAAAAGGCCAGCAAGAAAAACGAACTTACTCAAATTGTTTTAGGTAACCTTACCTCTTTGGCCCAGGCCCAAGCGGATGTTCTTAAAACTGAAATGTCCGGTAACTTCCTCCAACGTTCTTGGAGACCTATTATAATGCTAACATTTGGAGCAATCTGTGTGATAGCCGTATTTTACGATGTTAAGTTAAACGCAATTCCAGCAGAGTTTTGGGATCTTCTTAAGATCGGTATAGGAGGCTACGTCGCAGGACGTAGTATCGAAAAGGTTGCGGGTACTGTAACTCAGAATGTTGATATGACTTTCCTTAAGAAGAAAGATAGGAAAAGCAATATTAAGGACGACATTCAATAAATCCTTATTAGTATGAATTCTTGGAGCCAATGGAGCTACATCGAAGAGGCTATTTTTGCCATCTATCGTGAAGATCCAGCTACTTCTTACTCGAAAGCTGCACGTCAGTTACTCGAGGATAATACCATTACCTATAAACCAGAACATTCTATTTCCAAAGGGAACATCAACACTCTTCGGACTTACATCAAGCGAATACTTCAAAAAGCAGACGTCGAAGAGTTTAGCACTGATAATATTTCGTCTACGGAGAATTATGACAGACCGGTAGATCAGAAAGCTCTTCAACGTTTCTGTGAGGAAAAAGGCATCGATTTTTCTAAAGTACAAAGCGCAAAATATATATCGCATATACCTGGATTCGAGACCTTCAACGTTGTCCTTAAAGAGGCAAACGATGCTATAGCCGTTGACTGGGAGGCTAAGTTTGAAGAACTTATACCTTACTTTGATTCACTATCTTCCGGGCCCAAGCGTAAGCCAGTCTCTACATACGACAAAGCCTTAGTACTTTTCTTCTCGGACGAGCACGTAGGGCTGCGTATTATGGACAATAACATGTACGGCGTTCAATACAACGAAAACATTTTTCGAAGTCGTATGAAGGAAGCTGCTGAGTTAGTACATATTTTGATGGCTACGCATAACTTTGACAAAATTGTGATCTGTCAGTTAGGAGACGAGCTTGATGGTTACAATGGGACTACAACCCGGCAGACTCATCCGCTACCACAAAACCTCACTAATGAGGAGCAGTATGATGTGTGGGTCAAAGCTAAGTCAGAATTTGTGACAGAGATTGCTACTAGTTATCTTGATGTAGACATTGAGATAATGTGCATGGCGAACTCTAATCATTCTGGATTAGGTTTTAGCTACATGGCTTTTAACACGTTACGTGAATATCTTTTAAGAGTGTTCCCGGACATTAGTACAACTATCTCAAGATCCTTCATTCAACCTATGGAGGTTATGGAGCATCAGTATCTTCTTACCCATGGTAAAGACGACCAGTTTATGAAAAGAGGCTGGCCACTTCACTTAGACGATAAAATATCTGGCAAGCTTAAAGAGTACATTGCACACTTTGGCGTTTCCGGTAAATCTATACGCTTAGTTAAGGGCGATTTACACACAGCTGCTGCAGACTTAACAAGTAAATTCAGCTACCGCGGCGTATTAAGTCTTGCTGGAGATTCTGATTACTCAATGATGAACTTTGAAAAATCGGTACCTGGGTTATCTTACGACGTAATATTAGATAGGAATAACATAGTTATGGGTGGTGATTACCCATTTAATTCGTAGTTTTGTAGTATGGCCGATTCTATCCGAGATTTAGCAAACCAAGTGTACGAAGAAGTAGGTATTACCTCTGATGATACAGAGGTAGATATCCGATATATCTATGACTTAATAGGTAATCAACGTGCCTTATGGCTCAGAAATGAGTACAATAAGACTCGTAATATTCATCAAGCACTTGTACAAGACCTTAATTGTCTCGAGATGGAGCTCGCAGATCCTGCAGAGTGTTGTCCGGTAGATTCGAATTGTAAGGCTGTGCGAACAAAACTTACTCTTCCAAGACCGATCGAGTTATATTACACCGATGGTATTACTCGAGTAGGGCCTACAAACAAATTTCACAAGGAATACAATATGATTCCTTATGATCGGGTACCATGGTTCGGACACGGTAAGTTTAATAAAAGCGCCGTGTATAGTGTTTACCTCAACGATCGTATTTATCTCTTATCCCACCGAGATGATGTCGACTTTGTCGAGTACATTAACGTACGAGGGATGTGGGAAGACCCGTTTGAAATAGCGAATTACGAAAGTTGCGATCCAGAGAAGCCTTGTTGGACAGTCGATTCGCCTTATCCATTAGCTCGCTGGATGTGGGCAGTGCACGTAAAGCCTATCGTTGTTCAGACTGTGCTTAAAAAACTTTCAGTACCGCAAGACACTGAGAATGATGCCTCAGACGAACAGCGTCAATAATGCCAGAAGGTCCAGGTAAATATAACGCGGACTATGGGAACAAAGACATCCACGCTTTGCTTCAGGAACTTTATCCAGAAGTTAAAATAAGTCGTGGCGAATTATACAACTTGTTGTCAGACCTTAATCAAGGAATGATAGGCTTAGCAGTCGAACAAGCTGTTAGATTACATTTACCCGGCGCGGGTTATCTTAGTGTGATGAAGTATCGTCCTAGGTTAATCAACGAAGAGGGTAAACTCATGAAAGAACGTTTGCCACTTGATTATCAGGCATGCTGGAAGTTGTGGGAAGAACAATACCCTAAAAAAACTAGGGCAGAAATTAAAGAGATCCCTAATAAGGAGCTCCGATTTTTATCGAATCTACATACCGATGGGTATAAGATGCGATTTCACTGGGATAAATACAGTATCCCTCTTCGAGGGAAGAGTGGTTACATGTTTGTCCCTACAAGAGATAACTCTCGTTGGATCAAGCGTGCTGTAGATAACGGCGCTGATTTCTACGAAAAAACAAAAGTGTAATGTATTTAGAAACAAATGACTACAAATCTTGGTCACAAGAAGGGCCCGCGGAAGAAGGCTTTAAAAAACAAACTGAAGTCGTGGAATTGCCTCTCAGTGATGGGTCAGCTATGATGTATATCGTGTCTGAGCGTAAATGGAAACCTCAACAAGACTGGGAAGAACAAGAAAAATCACAAACAAAGAAATGCTACGTATCCGCAGTGAACCCACTGTCAGATGCTTCTACAGCAGCTATATTAAAAGAGATGTTGGGTAAAAACCTCTAAAATGGATAACGGACAATTCATATCATATAAGTCAGTACTAGAACGTCTTCACATGATCCTTAAGATGGATTTCGAACTTGTCCATGCGGATGCGATCGAGATTATCGGTGGGCTCATGCGTCGTTTAAAGGTACCTTACGCTTTAGAAGATAAGGTTGAAAAGATCTCTATCGAACAGGGCCGTGGTTTTATACCGTGTGATATGGAAGGTATTATCCAATGTGCATGGATGGGGACCACAAACGGGACTACCTTAGGTAATGTTCCTTCTGTCGTCTTTACCGAAAATGAAGTAGTTGTTGATGAAGATACAGATTACGACTGGTCGTTTAATTCTAAAATGATTGTAGAGTATTCGAATACTAATAGTGTGCAATTGTATCCTATGAGGTACTCTCATGATTCTATGCATATGCGATTTCATTGCTGTGACTTTGATTTTGACCCATCTTGTAGTATTACTTACCAGATACAGAATGGTACTATATTTACCAACCAAGAAGAAGGATGTGTAGTTATGGCTTATCGGGCTATTCCTACAGACGAAGATGGGTTCCCAATGCTACCAGACGCTGATGCGTGGATTCTAGCATGTACGTACGAGCTGGCCTTCCACATCTGTCTTGGACTTCGAAGTGTGAATAAAATAGACGACAACTTTTTAGACCGTATGGATAACCTACGTGTGAAATATATTCGTCAAGCAGCTAACTGGGTACGCGCCCATCCTACAAAAGATCAATTGGAGGCTTCTACAAATGAAATGACACGTTTCATTAAGAAAAGGTCTCACCATGATAATTTCTTCTCGAATTTCCAAGCACCGGAAAGAGAGTACCAATTCCAGAGATAATGCAGCCGGAAAGACGTGCGAGGGCCACATATAACGGGATGAACCAAGACCTTGCTAAGACCTCTAGCGAACGCGTGGGGTACTACTACCAAGGCCGTAACATTACTCTAGTATTTAACAAGAGTACTGGGAACTCTGTGATCCAAAACGAACGTGGAAATAGTAAACTTGTAGCTATTCCTACGCTACGATTCCTAGTGACCGGCACCGATGTACAGTTACGAGACGCTGACACTAACGGGATTTTATCGACTCAAAGCTTTTCTAGAGATGTCAACGACATCATTGATCCTGGTTTCTTAAACACTGACTTAAGTGCTCCTACTATTATAGGGGCCACACGCGTACGCGACGAACTTATTGTGTTTACCACACATGCTGCAGTAGACTGTATTTGGAAGATTGATTACAACTACGACTACAGCCCGACGGTTACTTTATTATGGGCCGGAGATGCAAACTTTTCTACTTCTAATCCTATCAAAGCTGAAGGCAACTTCGAGAATACTAAGGTTAAGAAACTATACTGGGAAGATGGGAAACGCAACCAATTACGACACTTTAATTACGGAGTTACAAATCCTTTAGACACTTTAGCGGTATTTCTGGATGCTACTCCAGAAGTAACTTTTGTACAACCGTTTGTTCAAGAGCGTATTCCTGGAGGGAATATGGAAGCAGGTGTAGCCCAATACTGTTATAATTACTACAATATTAATGGGGCCCAAACTAAGATTTCCCCACTATCCTCAGGTTACCCAGTTTCGAAGAATGGTCGAGGACTTAGCGTTAATGAAGAAGGCGGAGACGCTTTCCGAATCGAAATAGATGGCTTAGATCAGAATTACGACTATATCAGAGTCTATCGTATCATGTATACCAACAGTTCTGGTACTCCTGGTGTTACTATACTGTATGATGCAGAGGCTAATACTAATAAGCTTACTATACTAGATGACGGCAGCACTTCTATAGGTACCTCATCAATTAGTGAATTAGACCAACTAGGTGCCGGACCTTTTTACCCGAATACTATTGCTTCGAAAGACGGAATATTATTTATGGGGAACGTTCAAGAACAAGAATTTGACCTTAGCGGTTACGATTGTCGAGCGTACACTTTCAGAAAATCGACTACTACAACTAATATTTTTGATGATAATGGGAAGCGTTTTAAAGTTAACGGGTCTTTCCAGATTGTTGAAGAAGAAACTAACGGGGTAACTACTACTCCCACTGCCTATAATGTTCCGACAAATCACGATGCTATTAATCCATCGATCGTACCTACACGTCAAAGTCCTACAGGAACGGTTTCATTAGATGACATTGTTTCTTGGAATGATACTGCAGCGCAGAACTTTTGGTCTTCCGGAGCAAATGCTTTAGCTGCAAGAAACTACCAGTTTCAGTATAACAATACGACATTAGGAGCAGAGGGTCTTAACATTAAATTAGAATGGGTAGACGACCCTTTAACAGCTGATTCACAGCAACCTAAAGAATTTAGAAACTATGTGTACCGATCTTATAAACGAGGCGAAGTATATCGATTTGCCGTAGTATTCTGGAATAAATATGGCCAAAAAACATTTGCATACTGGATAGGAGACTTCCGATGCCCTACGTTACAGCCGGTTAACGGTGTTACACTTAACCGTTACATTTATCAAAGCGGTAATCCCGTTGTGGCTTATCCTAAGTTCACGCTAAAGAATATGGCCGCACTTCGAGATGCTGGAGCAGTTGGGTATAAAATCGTTCGTATGGAACGAGACAGTACTGACAGAGAAGTCGTATCTCAGGGGGTTGTAAATCCTTTAATGTATTTAGGGGAAGGAAATCAACCGGCTTCTTTTAAAGGATACAATTTAGTTATGCCTCTTAGAATCCTGTTTAGTGGCACTACGTCTACTGCTTATAGTAATCCTTCTAATAGATTCAACATAGGATTCAATGCTAGGTTGAGGCAAATCGACGGTATTAATTTAGCAACTGTAGGTACTTTACTCCCAGTAACTGATCCGGGATTACATTCACTTTCTAGCGAAGAAGGGAATTCAAACCAGTTAGGACTTCGAGGGGATTACCTACACCTACACAGTCCGGAAACAATCTTTGACGATAGTTTAGAAGAAAACAAAACTGCGTATTTAAGGCATTTTGGACAAATTAAAGCAGATTCTTTAAACACCTTAATGTCTATTTTTGCAGCAACAAATGAATATATAGCAGCTTCTCCAGTACCTCATTCAAGTGATTTAGGAGGTTCTCCAGGAACCACTCACTGGAAAAAGCATTATTACTTAGGACACGATTCTAGTTTTACTGCGGGCACTGATTTTGGTATAGCTACGCGTCATAAAGGATATTCAATGGTGGCGGATGAAGTTTTCTTAGCTTCCGGCGCTAGTCATTTTGATACAGACAATTTAGAAGACGTCAGTGTAGTAGCTGCTGGTGGTTTAAACGGCCAACTAAGTGAAACCGATGTGTACTTTCAACGCTTCAATAACCGGTATTATTACCGTAGAGGTAGCTACAGGGATATGCAAGCTATAGGAGCACGTACTTTAGTCACTCGTCCTTATACAGATTACAGCTACTTTAAGTACGTAGATGATAACAACCATTGGGACAATTCTTTGGCGCAAGCAAAAAGCTCTGGAACAGAGGCGCAGAGTTACTTTCTTATGGCCGAATACGTTAAACCTTTAAGCCGAAGTAGATACTCAGGATGGACTTACGAAGCCCGTCAAACTAATTCTTACATCGAAGCTGGAGATTATGTAGACATTGCTAGCGGTAGTACAAGTATTATTAATGTGCGTAATGGGGATACTTTCGTCAGTTTGTTTAGCTCTTTCCGCTTACAATGGTATGATTCTGCGGATCAAGGTTTAGGTAATACAGCTATCCCTCAAAGTTCTCCAGGAGACCTTACAGTAACCGCACATGAGTGGGTTACTTTTCCAGTAGAATCTAGATTTAATTTAGCTTACCGAGACGATAAATCCCAACCAGAGCTTAGTACTATGGATATCGATAAAGACTCTCTAGAGTCTTATAACTCCGCGTATCACCGAGAAATGAACGGCTTTATTAGACCTTCGAAGCCCTTGACATTTAAAGAGGTTGTAGACTTTGACGTCATTACTCGGTACTCGGATACAAAGTTGACAAACGAAACTATTGACAGCTGGCTACAATTCCGTATCAATAACTTTGGAGAATGTGATAGTAAGCGTGGAGCTATTACAGGGTTTTACCGATTTAACGATCGATTTATCGTTACCCAAGAGAACGGTATCGGGTTATGGAGTATTAATCCTACGGCTTTAACAGAGTCGACTGCCGGTACTATCCAGTTAGGTACTGGAGCTACTTTACAAGACTATTCCGTACTTTCCGACATCTACGGTACTCGCCACCGTATGGGGGCTGTGATAGGTAAGCGTTCTTTATACGTAATGGATACTGACAACAAGAAATTTATCTCCGTCATAGATGACCCAAATGTAGGAGTATCTGATATTAAAGGGATGTACAGTTTCTTCGATAAACAGATTCAAAATAATTCAGTACTTGACGGCGGTAGCCCATTACTCTCTGAAGGAGTGTGTATGGGCTATGATCCAGATACTTACAACGTTTACGTCACAACTTATTCTTCCAACCGTTCTAGCGGCGGAGGATCCGGGGCAGCTCCAGTAGCTGAAGGAGGTGAAGGAGGCGAATCAAATGCGCCTATTATTGTAATCACTCCAGGTAGGGACGGTGAGGATGAAGGAATCATCACGGCTTCTTCAAGTATAGACTATAGTTTTACACTTTCGTACAACGAAATTACTGGGTCTTTTGTAGCCTTGCATGATTACTTGCCTAAGCTATACTTTAACGATCGACGTCATATGTTTACTCCCGGTTCATTCAGTGGAGCTTCTACAGAAGTCTGGACTCATAATATCGGAGACTATGGATCCTACTACGGCACTATTCAGAATAGCTACTTACGTCATTTACTAGCTCCGGATGCTATGGAAGATAAACTATGGTTATGGCTTATGTATCGATTGGAAGTACGTAGCGGAGACGACACTGTAGTTAACCATAATTTAGACTCATACCGAGTTTGGCACGGGGCCCAAGACACTACTACCATAGATCTAGATCCAACAGTAGCTAGACCTAATGCAAAGCAGTTGTTTAGAACGTGGAGGATACCTATCAAAAGGGACCCAACTTCTAGAAAAAGTCGACAGCGCTTAACAAATCAATGGGTTTATGCACAATTAAATTTTGATAATAACCTAGTAGAGGGTAATTCATACCAGTACATGCTTCACGATTTAGAAGTGGTGTACCAGCATGCCATCTATTAATTTCGTATTTTTGCTTTATGGCTCAGAAAAAGTACCGTTACCTTAAATTTGGAGATTTCCTTAAAGAAATAGGCACTACCGCACTTCCTATTGTAGGTGCAGCTTTAGGAGGCCCAGCAGGCGCCGTAGCAGGTAAAGCCGCAGGAACAGCTGTTGAAGCTGCTACAGTCAAACCCAAGCAAGGTCGTCTTGACCGTATTGATGCGCGTAACAAACGTTTAGATGCAAAATCTGAAGCTACTACTGAAGCTATTGGTGATGTAGGTAGCGATTTACTAGGCGCAGGAGTGAATCTAGCTACAGCTGGTAGTGCTGAAGAACGTAAAAAAGCAGGAATGGGAGCCCTTAAATCTGTAGCCAAAACAGGTCTAGGATTGTTGATGGAAGACGGTGGACAACTTACTGAGTATGAAGCCGGTGGTACTCACGATGAAAATCCAAGGGGAGGAATTCCGATTGAAGCATACGGAGCAAAAGTCGAAGAAGGTGAAACTAAAACTAGTGCACATGATTATGTGTTCTCCGACAAGCTGCGCATGCCTGGAGACCTAGTAGAAGAGTTTGGCCTTAACCCAAAATTTAATGACCTCACATTCGCTGAGGCTTCGAAGAAAATAAATAAGCGCCACAACAAGGTGGAGCGTGAAGGTGATAGACTAAGCCAAGAGGCTGAAGCTAAAGACCTGGAACAACTTATGAACTCTCAAGAAGCGTTCAAGGTTATGAAAGACATTGAAGACTTCGACCAAGCAATGGCTTTAGGAGGATTTATCAAGATGGAAACCGGTGGTTACATGATGATGGAAGAAGGGGGAGACTCTACTAAAGCTGCTAACAAACAAGCTGCCGAAGCTTACTTAAAAGAATTCTGGAGACTTAACGATCAATATAAACCTGATTCTGTAGTTCTTGAAGAAGCGCTTATTGAGAGGCTAGCGTCAGGTGATTCTCTTATAGATGCTGGAGTAAGTCAACCTACCATGGAAGCTTTATCTAGTTACATGCAAGATTATCCTGAGCAGATACCTCAAGGAATGAAGGATACCTTCCTATCAAGTTTTGCTTCACCAGAAGGTAAAGACGCCGGAGTAAAACAAAAAGCTTCTGCCGAGTCTAATACTACTCCTGCTTTAATAGACGAAGATGGTGACGGTGTTTCTGATCTTATACAACGACCTAAAAATACTGAAATATCTGACGGTAGTTTAATCGCAGATCCAGCATCTAGTCGTATCCGGAATCAAATGAAACGTTTAACGGATCCGTTATACAATATTAATAACCCTGATAGGGTACCGATAGCAGAACCTATGGAAGATGCAGAGCCTACAGCCGTATCGTCAAATCCAAAGTCTAAAACTAGTTCTGGAGACCTTCGAGATAAAGAAGCCGCTCAGGATTTAAAAGGTGGTACACCTCGTATACAAGCTCCTGTCGGAGACTTTATGATAGACGCTGAAGGTAACACAGTGTTTCCTGAAGACCTTGAAAATTTCTCAACCCCTGCTAATTCTAACGCTACTAGTGACGTTGACCTTACTGGAGGTGCACAAGAGTTTACCGGTAAAGGGCCTAACTTTGGTGAAGACGGTAAAGGGCCTAACCTTGGTGAAGGTGATGAGGAAGAAGAGGATAAGGATAAAAAGAAGAAAATAAACCCAGCTGCAGTAGGAGCTAATGTTTTACGATTCGCGCCGTTAGTAGGCTCTATAGCTAACTTGAATAACCTTAAAAACAATAAGCCTACTCCTAAAGCTGAAAACATGTTTGACGTCGACACAGACTTTGAGGCTAACTTGGTAAACCGAGATCAATACAAAAGGGATATCGAACAAGAATCCGCTTCAGCAAGAGCAGCTATCGGAAATGCTTCTGGCGGATCCAGAGCTACAGTGCTTTCGAATCTAGCCGGGGCTAATGAAAGAGCTATGAATGCTTTAGGTGCTACAGATGTGCAAGCAGACATGGTGGACCAGCGAGAACTAGCTCGAGTAGACCAGATAACTAATCGAAGTAACATGTTCAATAGTTCTATGAAAGAACGTGTGACAAACATGAATGACGCTGATGCTGGAACGTGGCAAGGGCTACTGCTGGATAATGTTAGCAACTTGACTAATAATGCAGGACAAGTAGGTACCGACTTAAGCCGCGAATCAGATGTTATGCAATTTTTGAAGAACAATGAAATTGACCCTGACAATTTTGAATCAATTTTAAAAGACTAATGGCAGCAAATAGATTTACCAAACAGCGAGTACAACCTGAATTTATTGCGGAGCCTTTGCAAGACAAACTGGCTCTTCCTCTTTTAGACATGAAACGTAAAGAAGAGACTATGGGAGCTCTATCGGACTTAACGTTCGGTGTAGAGGCTACCGAGCAAGACATGAAGAATGGTGTCGCTCAAGATATTGAGGCTTTCAAAAAAGCTCGAGAAGAAGCTACTGGTGCTTTAATGCGTGGAAACACTTCACAAGGTGTGGCTAAGTTACAGCAGATTCGCCGCGAATGGGACGGTTACATGAACAATCCTAGCGGTCGTGGGTACCAGGCACAAAGATTCTATCAAGCTAAAGTTGCCGGAGATAAAGAGTATAAGACCATGGGTAAAGATCATTCAGGAAAAGATATTACTCGAGGATTACAGAGCGCAGTTAAAGGCTGGCAAGAAGCTGGTACTTATGGCGCTATTGTCACAGACGAAGAAGGTAAAGCTACTGGAGACTTTAGGGATTTCGCAGATCAAGCTGTACTGCCTCCTAAGTACTACAATGTAGAGAAAGAAGTTCAAAATTCGTTTAGAGCTTTGGGGCACACTAAGACTCAAGGGTTTATGGATGCCATGAATAATGGGGACATCAGTCTAGTCAATGTAGAAGGCGTACCTATGTTTAAAATGACTGGAAGAACAAGTACGCAGTCTAACAAAAATCAGGTAGACCAACGTACTGTATCAATTATGAATGAGTGGCTGAATGGTCCTAAAGCTGAGTCAGCTGAATTCATGCAGTATACTCCAGAAAAGCTTCAAGAAATTATTCGACAGGTAGGCAACTCAGCTTTGAAATTCGAACAAACTGTGGACCCTAATCGGTACCAACAAGTTCGAGGACTTGGCGGGAGCGGTGCAGGCGGTGGCGCAGATAAGACTGCAATGACCCAAGCTTTACACAGTGTAGCTGAACAACTTCCTGGTGTAAAAGAAATTAGAGCACCTGGTTCCAGGGACGGTTACACAGGATCAATACCTACATACGGTATCGGTATGCCTTACGAAGCAGTAGGTTCAACAGCAATGCAAAAAACCGATTTAAAGGCTTACGAACAAGAGGTTAAAGAATTTACTGCTCTTAAAAATCTCTATGAGTTTGAAGGTTCGGATAAAGAATTCGCTGAAGCATGGAACTTTGTAAACAAAGACAAGCAAAGTTTATTCCGACTAACATTATCTATGGGTGTAGCACCTACTGAAGCTGTTCGTACGGAACTACACAACATATCAAACAGCGCTACATACTTGGTACCTGGAGCCAGCTCCCCGCTAAACCTAGGCCAATTAAAGAAACATATGCTAGGTGTTGAACTTGATGAAGATTTAACTCCGGAGCAGGAACAAGAATTTGAAGGTATGTGGGCAGCTCGTAAAGCTGAAGGATACCGTCCTACACAAGGAGGATTTGCTCTTGGGTTAGGTAACAAAAGTGTAGTGCAGTTAAATGAAGAGATTAGTCAACATCACCCGCTATCCCAACTAATCGGGGAAGCGGTACTTCCAAAAAATCCGGATACTAAAGAACGGGTAAAAAGTATTGACTTAGGTTATAGAGACGAGTCTGGAAACCCACAACCTATTAAAGTAACTCCTAGGATAATACCTCGAGACGGTGGGGGATACAAATTAGTTACTGATATAGACATGCCGGCTAAAATGAGAAGTGATATAATGTCATATCTTACAAGTTCTGGACAAGCTAGGGTTCCTAAAAATGAAGCTGAGTATAAAGAACTAATAACATTAGCAGAAAACCCTCAAACTATTGCACGTTGGGAAAATAGTAGGTATCTTCGTTCAAGATACACTTCAGATTTGAATAAGGAAACGTCGAGTAAGAACGACATTGATTATTACTAAAAGCGATGGGTAAACAAAAACGGGACTATAGCGACCCTACTTACGAAGAATTTCTATCCGCGGTAAATGAGGATCCTCAAAACCTTGAGCCGCCTACTACTTTAGATGGCGTAGAAGTGGAGCCTTTTATTCCACCTCAATCAGAGGAAGAGTTTAACGCACTTGTAGAAGAAGTTAAAGCTTCTGACAACATTGGAAATAATTTTTCAGGTAGCGCAGATTTATCTGGTGGACGATTCGGAATCGGAGATACTAACCTAGATGACGATGGTGTTAGTCTATACCAGGTCCCACACTTAGAAGACCTTCGAGCACAAAGCCAAGGAGGTATGCGCCTATTAGGTAACGCTCTAACTAACTTTGGAATTGAAGCAGCTGCTGGTGTACTAAACTTCGCCGGTACCATTATGGACTTCGAACAAATGGGTGACCTGATCAACGGCACTGAAATGGAGTTCTCAAACTTTTTTACTGATGCTGTTAACGGGGCCAAAGATAGTCTTGTTCAGGATGATGGAGCTATGTTTAAGATCTATCAGACTAAAGCAGCTCAGCAAGGTTTTGCTCCTACCGATTCCACTTGGTGGGCAAAAGGAGCAGGCACTTTTGGTACTTCAGTAGGTCTGATGGCCCCAGCATTGGCTGTAGGGTTTCTATCTGGTGGAGCTCTCGGAGCAGTTGGTGGGGCAGTAGCCGGTGCCACAGTCTCACGGTATGTAGAGAATACCATGGAAGCTTTTGAAGTTACAGACCGTCTATACAAAGATTTTATTCGTGAAGGTATGCCTGAAGAGCAGGCTCGAGAAAAAGCTGGAGCTCAAGGACGTAAAGTATGGATAGCTAACTCTGCAATGCTTCCTATCGATATAGCCCAGTTTATTATGTCGGCCGGTACTATGAAGGCTGCTAGTAAAATGGGCTTAGGTATGGCTAAAGCTATCGGTAAAGATGCCGCAACACAAATACCTCAAGAAGCTTTTGAAGAATTTTACCAACACGTAACTGCTGAAGAAGCGGTAAGTGAAGGTTTAGGTAAGAGTGGTTTCTACGATCAAGGATTTACTTATCGATTAGGAGATTACGTACGTGATGAACAAGCTTGGAATGCAGCTTTCTGGGGAGGTGTAGGAGGGGGAGTCTTCTCTGCAGCTAGTCCTATGATCCAAAAGAAAATGGAAAAGACTGCATTATACAACGGTCTGTTAAATCAGTTTCGTCAAAAGGGAGATGCAGTACAGTTTGAAAAGACTAGTGCTACCATGGCCTACTCTACCGCTTTACAAGATCTAGAGAATACCGGTAGTTTAGATAAGAGTATTAGTACGCTTGATGCTATTGCTCAAGACGATAAACTAGAGCCTGAAGCTCGAGACCGTGTAACGTCACTCCGTACAGACTTAGAAGAAATTAATAAAGAGATTCCTGCGTGGCAAGACCAAGGTTATTCGAAAGCAGAGATTGCGAATCTTTCTAAGCTATCCATGGAACGTCGTGGTATCCAGCGTGCACGTAAGCAGCTTGATTCTGAAATCAGTGATCTCGAGAGTTCAATGATTGAAAACGATGCTATGACTCCAGGGGCCCTTGAAGTAAAGTCCGCTCAGACTAAAGCTGAAGCCTTATCTGAATTACAAAGATTCCTTACTCTCAAAGAACGTAACCAAGCGGCCCAAGAGCAGCAGATGGTTACCGACGGGAAGAGTCCTGCAGAAATTGCTGCGTTTCAAGAAACTCGCAAGCATACTAAGACCATTTTAGGTCAGCTTAAAAAAGATGTCCCAGCTGCTGCTAAAGCTGCTGAAGAGGCAAAAGCTGCTTTTATAGAGTCTGAAGAATTTAATAATGACGTCGATACTCTAGAGGGTCAGACTTTAAGTACCATAGAGAATAAGTACTTCGAAGCTATAAGTAGACGTCAACAAGAGGACTATGCTTTAGGTCGCGTCAATCGTGATTTAAAAAAAGCCGGTACTCGTAGTTCTAAAAAAGCTACTGATCAACAAGCTGAGACAGAGAAAAAGAAAACTGAAGACGCAGTTAAGCAAGCGGCTAAAGATGAAAGCTCTATCGAGGAAATCAACAAACTCTTTAAACGTAATGACCCTATTACGTACACTGATGAAGAGGGGAACGAGGTCAAAGGTACTTTTCAAGGTACTAGCCAAAGTGGCGTAGCTGTAAAAGGAGAAGACGGGGTTACCCGTCCAATAGCCAAAGACAAGTTTAGTCAAGCTATTGAAGAAAAACAAGCTTCTTTAGAAGGTACTACTGAGGATATTAATAAAACGGCTAGAGAAAAAACAAATGAATCTCCTGGTGGATGGGGAGCAGGCACTGTTGAAGAAACTGCTGCACCTAGTTCAGAAGCTAAAGGAGGCTGGGGAGAAGGTACCACAGAAGGTGCTACTAAACCAGAAGCAGATCCTACTACTGAACCTGAAGTAGGCGTTGACAATAAAGTCGTTGATGAAGCTCATCGAGGGCCCGGGGAAGTATCGACTACTCCAGAAAATAAATCTATTGCTAGTGAGAAAAAGCGTCCTACTACAATTGCTTGGATCTCTGCCAACAATCCAAAGTACAGTGGAGAGCAGCATGATGCCGATAATAAAGCCACTACTGAATTCTTCGAAGCAGATAATACTACTGAAGGTCTCGAGGCTCGCGTAGTAATTAGCAATGAGATACAAGATTGGGATACTCAAGACTCCCCTTTAGATGTTGACGATGTAGATATTCAGCTTAACGTTTTAGACGATCAGGGTAACGAAATTAAGATTAACGACGGCCAAGTACGAGGATGGGTACACAAAACTAATTTCGAAGGGTACAAAACTGAAGCCCAGAAGAAACAAATAAGAACTATACGTCAAAACATGATTGACGCTGTTCGTGCGGGAAATGAAGTACGAGTTAAACTAGGCCCTAAGAAAGGAGGACAAATCTGGTATTCATCAGAAGTCAATACTCTTGAAGACATCTTTAAGAAATCCTATGAGGATATCAATGTTTATGTAGTAGACAATACTGGGCAGTTGATGCCTGGTAACCCGACTGTTACAGCAATGCCTGATCACACCGGTAAGATAGCTGTAGTCTTCGAAGGATATGATGGCCAGCTTATTGCAGCTACTGGTGGTACCGCTAAGTATACTCCAGCACTTGCTGACGCCGCTATGATAGTATTACGTAACGCTACTAATTATTTAGGTAAATCGACTATCACTCCAAAGTTGGCTAAGTACCTAAGAGAGCACGAGTCTACTGAAGTTTCTGATGTCGGCACAATCTTTAATCTAGATCCTACTAAAGGAGATCTTCCTACACTCAACGAGTTATTAAACTTTTTCGTTGTGGAAGGTAGCCGGACAGAAGGCAACAAGAATGCTTTAAAAGCAAAAAAAGGAGAAGGTGTCACATACGTTTCGAATGGAAAAACTCGCTTAATCGATAATAAGTCTACTCCCGAAGAGACTCAAATGTTTAAAGAGCATTTACTAAGCCTCGGCTTTCCAGTACAAGCTCAGCATGTACAGACTCCTGCAGGCCGTAAATGGTATTACCAACACGGGATTTACAACTTTAAATTAAAGCCTACAGCTAAAGGAGTTCCTATACACACACCTACAATACATTTCTCGGAAAATATTGAGGCCATAGCTCCTAAAGAAAAAGCGACTCAAACTTCGAAAGCGTCTTCTATGGACAGCCGTATGGATGAGGTTAAGGCTGTCAGCCAAACTTTCTCTTTGTCTAAAGATGAGAAGAAGTACACTCGAGTAGTTGATGGTAAAACGTTAACATACGAGCGCGTTACTCAGTTTTACAAAGGCGAATCTACTGAGAAGACTCCGAAACCTGTCATGATTTCAGGAGGTATCATCGGTGATAAGAATGACGAAATCTGGAGAGCTTTCTTCAATGGTGAGATTAAAACTGCTGAAGACATTCGTAAATATAAGTTCCAGAAGAAAAGTATTAAAGGGCAGAAGTTTGGTAAGAATCTTACAGACGCCCAGCTTGAGACCTTCTTAAATAGGCTCAAAGCTCTCCAAACTGATTTTGAAAAACAAGGGATGAAAGTCCTAGCTACTGATGTGGTAGTGTTCGATGACGTCGAGATGGTAGCAGGTACCGTAGATTTACTTCTTTACAATGATAAAGGGGATGTATGGATCTACGACATGAAGGCCATGAAGGGTAACAAATTTACTGAGCATTACGGCAAAGATCCTAACACTAAATATAATGCTACGTTCGATGGCGGGATGTCTGATAAAGAGGCACACTCGAATCAGCTGTCTGCCTACAGAGCACTTCTACACAACGCGTACGGGATGACCGCTAGTAAGTTAGCCATTCTTCCTACAGTAGTTTCTTACAACCCTGGAGACACGGATATTAACTTCAGTGACGTATTCGGTACTGACGAGCAAGAAATTAGATTCGAAGTTCTGAATCCTTACCCGGTAGCTATTAAAGACAAAGTTGTGCACCATGCAGATTCCGATCGAGTCTTAACTATCCGCAAAGGAAAAGTTACTAAAGACGTGACCAAGAAATCTGCAGACGATATCATGGACGGCCTTCTAGGAGATGGGTATAGTTCTACATTAGACGATTCTATTTCTAAAGAACGTCAGATGGACACTCAGACGCTGGATACTATCTTACCTTACTCTACTCGTAGAGTATCTACCATGGAAGAAACCATTACTGGTCTACTTACTTTAGGGGATGCAGATGTAATGACTGACATGTATGCTATGCAGAAAGCCGCTGCTTTTGGTGGCTCTACGTTCATGCAAGAGTTCGGATCCAAAGTAAAAGTAATTGTCCGATCAGGTCGAGAGATGAGTGCACGTCCTTCAATGGCGGGTAAAGACGCTTCAAGAACTATCGGTATTTACGAACCAGAAACGAACCAAGTAGTTATGAATAAGGACCTCATTCCTTACGCGACTCCTAACATGCTAGCACGTACTTTACTTCACGAGTTTGGCCACGCTGGTACAATCCACGTAATGCATATTTACGAAACCGATCGTACTTTACTAAGCGGCTTAGCACAAGACTATGTATCTACATTTTATGAGATGTATGATAACTTACAACTTACTGATTCCGAAAAAGCAAAGACACATGCTTTAAAAAGTCCTCAAGAATTTGTGGCTGAGTTTTTTGGTAATCAAAAATTCCGTCAATGGTCTGTTGAAAGATTAGTAGCCAATAATGAAAAAGCTACTGGAAACATTTTACGACGTTTATTCACTTTCTTCAAAGAGCTATTTCGATTCGGGTTTAAAGCGGCTATTAAAGCGCAACGTCCTGTTACTGCAGACCAGTTAATGGGAGAATTTGACGAAGCTTTCTCTGCTTCGATTAATGATATTCGAGTAGCTGCTAGAGGACTTGGCGGTTACTATGCTCAGGAAGTACAAGAACCCGGTGAAGCGACTCCGTCAGAATTAGACGCGCAAGAAACAAACGAAGTCTTAGACTTTATGCAGCTTGTATTCTTTACCCAGCTTCAAGGAGCCAAAAGCTCTGTTGTAAACCTTTCTTTAGACTTTGGCCAAGTGCGAGAAAAATTAGCCACTCTATCTGAAGAAGCAGAAGCTCCTATTGCGAACGTATTTAAAAGAGCAGTTCTCCCAGAGAACTATGCGATTTTAGTAGGTCGCTTAAATGATAGACTACGTCAAGCAGGTATCGTGATCAACGAAGAGGCGGAAAGCTCCATGAAAGAAATGGGAGAGTACGACAAAGCTTCTTTCACGATCAACCGTAAACAGAATGCGAATCTTGATGTAAAACTTATGGTAGCCAGTCTTCCAGAGATGGATGCAAAAGTTGATTCAGAGGGTAACTACACTTATACAGCAGCCAAAGGAGAACTTCTCGGTCTTGGTAAGCTGGCTCCTGCAAACGCTACTTGGTATGCAATACAGCATCTGTTAAAGAACCTGACTATTACTGAAGGCAACTCTGACGTGTATTCAACTATGCGTGAAAAGATCCGCCAGTTTACTCCATTCTATCCGAGTTTAGCGGTGCTAGGAAACTGGTTAGACAATGCTCCAGAGTATCGTCGAACACAGTTCATGAAAGCTTTTAACCTCCAAGAGATTACATTTATCTTGTACCAATTTAACGGTTATGGTAAAGACCTATCTGTTCGTCGAATGGATACTACTTCTGTAAGTAAGCGTAACAATTTACTTGAGATGTGGAAGAATGGCTTTACTACAGCTTTCTTCCAAACGAATGAAAAGAATGAGGTCAAACTAACTTCGAATGCTAAGATAGCGGTAGAGAGATTCAACGAACTCGCCAAAGAGACCTCTAGATTACGTAAAGGAGGCAAGCTCCCTAAGGAACACTTGGCCGATTGGGCAACTTTCTTAAAAGACTCTGGTATAGGTATAGATCCTCGAACGCTCGAGTATGGTGCTACACTTCGAAATGAGTCTAATCCAGCCGATGGTTTACAGCAGCTTATTAATACCACTTTCCGGTACGTATTTGCAAAAAGTAATTACGGTAATCCGCTAGCTAAGCTGGTTAACGAAGGAGTAAGCGTTGATGAAAATGGGGACATTCCTAACCCTATCAAGCATGCTGATTCTGAATCAAGTCTTAAATCTTTAGTCGAACTCGAGATGATGTTCCGACCTCAAATGAATGAATCTACTGTATTAGGTGCTGATGGTGATAGTTACTGGGTTTTCCAAACCTATGACTACACGAACCTATTGATCGATGAGTTAAAAGCTAATCCTAAAATGGTGGACTCTTTACTTCAGATACCTTACCATAAGCATAGTTCTATTTTAAAACTGATGCAGAAATATGGTACAGACATCATCAAGGTAGACACCTGGAACAACGCGCGTCGTATGAACGCTGCTGATAAAGGTACCAAGTATTCTCGTCTAGAGCGGCCAGATGACCTCCTGTTAAAAATGTGGGGATACACTAAAGGTGTGCTTCCTTACATCAACCAAGCGGATAAGTCTCGCCACTATGAGATTTCTCTAGACTTCAAAAAAATTAAAGAGCGTAATGGCGGCAAAGAAGTTATTTTACTTCCAGAAACGGCTATGCGTAAAGACGGTACTTGGGCTTTAGGGCGATCGGTTCCGTTAATGGCTTCATTGTTCTTAAACGAACTTAATGCTTCTCGTCTTGCTTGGGAACAAGTATTCGGAGATAACAAACTCCCGGACAACGAGCTTATTGAAGATTATCACTTTGTCAGAGATGAATCTGGGAACATGGTTAAAACTTTACCCAACGGCCTTCCCACTGGTTCTGTATTTTATTCGGATATTTTCCCGGAACTTTCTCCTGGCACAGGGCTAGCTGTAAGCTTAGACCTATATGATAGTAATGGTCGACCTAACGTAGCCAACAGCGAAGAGTACTACGCAGGTACTACAGGTGGTGGTAGTAAATTAATCCCGTCTTTCCAAAAAGCTTTCGAACCTTTAGTTCTAGCTAAGATCCTTCGTGAGAAAAACCGACTGCTACAAATAGCCGAAGACGATGGCCTTATCGAAAAAACGGATAGTGGTTATGACAATCTTATTATCCCGGAAGAGCTTATAACAGAGTCTGGTACTTTAGAGAATCTGTTCATGACAGTGGCTGCAAGATCTATTTACGCTAATGCAGAAATCACATCATTGTTTTACGGGGACCGACGAGTCTTCTCTAAAATGAAGAAAGATTCAGACGGAGCTTACATGCAGGGAGTATTCTCATCTAGCCTTTCAAAAAGGGTTACTGGAGCTACTGCTGTTAAAGGGCGCCTTAGAATCGATGGTAAGCGAGTACGTAAAACGTATAAGGCTGCTGTCATTGCTGACATGATAACTTTCTCGGATAAACTACTCTCTGAAGAACACTTGAGAGAAGTGGCCAAAGCTACTGGAGAAAGCTTCAGCGCTATCAAAAGAATTTTCTCGGATCAGGGAAAAACTAAAAACGAACAAACTGGTTCCGGGTACGACAACAACAACGCTGCAGATGCGCAAGCGTGGATTACCCTAGATAGGGCAAAAGAAATTTTTGAAGGGGAAGGTCTCTGGGACGACCAGATGGAGGACGCTTACGAGTCACTTAAAGCAGGAAAGCTAAAGCAAAGTGATGTAAAGCTTTTTAGCAAAGCTGTTAATTTAGCGCCTCAAAAGGGAGCTTACTTTGCGCCGATGGTTATTAACAACCAACGTGTGTCAGTCATGGACAAGTATTCTCAAGCTATTTTGTATCCGGGATTGACTAAAGGCACTGGACTAGACGGTTTGCGTTTAGCCATGGAAAGAAAAGTAGACGGCCAAAACGCAGTCGATGAGGTCATCACTCGTTCTGGTTCTAAAGGAGCAGTACAAAAAGTAGCTACTATATTCGATAGCGACGGTAACATGTTAGACCAAGCAACGATCGAAAAAGAACTATTCACTACTGACCGGGAAAATAAGCATTGGGGACGTCAGGTAGAAATGAGTCCTAAAGCACTTAACGATAACACCTTAGTTAATACTCAGGTACGTAAAAACGTATTCGCTAATGTCGATCGGGAGTACGTATATGAATCTGGCCGTAAAGGCGGAGAAATCTTAGCGGAAAAAAATGCGGTAATTTCTGAACTAAGTAATAGAGGTTTAGCAGAAGTTTCTGCTTTATATGGTACAGACCCTGATGGCCGGTTTAGTGAACCAGCTATTCGTAAAGTGATGCGCGATGAGATGGTAGCGAACAACGCTCCTCAAGACCTTATTGATTCACTTGATGGTACTACTAACTTAAACGCACTTCCTCAGGATCGAAAAACACTTTGGTATCGAATTGCTGCAGGAGTAGTAAAAAACACAGTTAAGCTTAAGCAACTTGGTGGAGGGTTTATCCAAATGTCCATAGCTGGTATTTCAGATACTACTGAAGCAGGTGTTGTGGATCTTTCGTACTTGAAGGATTTAAAGAAGCTTAAGGAAATGCGTCGTAACATTATTTGGTTGAAAGACCGTAAGGACTTAGATCCGCCGATGATTAAAGACGGAAAACTTATCCCGGGACAGATTCTTCTTCCATACAAGTTCCTTAACCTAGTAGGCGGGGATGTTTCGAAGATTGATAAAAAGCTTCTTAACATGATCGGTTACCGTATTCCTAACCAAGGAGACGCCTCTACTGATTTACTTGAAGTAGTAGGATTCCTTCCAGAAGAGTATGGTGATACAGTAATTGCTTATGCAGAGATTACCGAAAAAACTGGTAGTGACTTCGATATTGATAAAATGTACATCATGGCCCCTAATTTCACGATGACTGAAGAAGGCTTAATCAAGACTCCTTACAATGAAGGAACATCTAAAGATGATGTTAAAGCACGTTACGAGATCTATTCAAAAACATTGGCAACTAAGCATGCCCTCTACGCAGAACTTGACAAAGTAGATTTTTGGAATCACCGTTCAAACTTAGTGCTAGACGCGGTTAAAGAAATCCTGAACGCCAAGTTTGCTAAGAATGACAATGCGTTAGCCTTTATAGCTATGATTGATAGTACGGAGTACGAAAACTCCAGTATCCTAGACTCCATCAAGTCTTCGAATAACGTAGATATCTTATCGTTTGAGGAGTTCGCTAAGCTTCCGGTTACTGAACAGATTACTACTGAAGCTCTTCAAAACAGGTTTATGGATATCATGACAGAAGTTCTTTCGGAACCTTCTGGGTACATAAACATGATGACTCCATTGGAGTACCGTACCGCGGCTATTAAGAAAGACCTTAATCAAGTGCTAGAGGAATCCAATAGTACTCGAGATATTGATGCTTATGGTTTATCAGGACAGATTGATTCCAAGTATGCGTTTGCTGGAGGTAAAGCACAGCTTGGTGAGGTGATGAATTTCCTTCAGGACCACAGTGTGCGCCGTGAGGTAGGCCGTTTTATCAAAGCCGGACTCATAGACCTTAAAGCTGTAGAAACTCGTTTAGATGGGCGCTATGATGAAAACGGAGTGCCGTTGATGCAGATCTTTTCTGCGTACGCCTCGCTTCACGTAGATATTGCGACAGATCCTATCATTATCCGTGCAAACTGGTCTCAAGATACTACTAAAGTAGGATTGCTTATGCTGGCTGCTGGGTTACCTTATTCAAAAGTCGATCGGATTTTAAATCAACCTATTATACGAGAGTACACTAAAAATAAACGACGCTTACGTGCAAAGTCTACTACACCTATCAAAAACAGTAACGGTAAGAAACTAAGTGCTTTTGAAGTAGCTGCTTTGAAATTTAATGAAGGTCAGAATATTAACGAAAAAGATTTACCAGTAACTGCTCCTAGTATGTTGACTAACAAAGTTTTAACGAGCCAGTTACAGTCAACAGGTAATGAACAGTTAGGTATCTTAGGTTTATACAAATTGTATGAAGACAACGCTAAAGAACTTACTCGAGGTATCCAAAATTCGAAGGTCGACAGCTCGCCGCCTAAACACCTTGTTGACGCATATGTTAAAGCGGACGTACGAGAAAAGATACAGCAGCATGATACTATAGGTAACTGGGATCAAACTTTTGACCAAACTTTCTTAGGTACTATGTGGAAAAACTCTGTAACTACCCTCATTAACGGCTTACAGGACATAGCTATTGAAGGTACCCCAGCATTCCAAACAGCTATGAAAGAGTTCATGCATATGTCTGGACAAGATGTTTCAGTAGATGCGGTAGAGCAGTTCATGGAAGAGCTGTATGGAGCGTTCGCTTCAGGTTCTTCATTAAGCTTAACCGACGCGGAGTTTCAACGAATTTTTATAGGCAGCCAATCAGTGGCCCATAAAACTGTGGAGTATCAACAACCAGGCAGTCCGCTATACGGAAACGTATTTATTCAGTATCTGAATCCGAGTATTAAAACCGGAGATCACCCATCGATAGTCACAATTGATAACAACAATCAAATTTCAAATGACGTTATCAACAATTTAAGAAACCAGTGGGTACAGCTTTATCGCCACGAAGATCCAGCTATTCGCGCTTATGCTTCTGACTTAGCTAAAGCGGCTTACCACACAAGTAATTTCAGGTATTCTACAAGAAGTATGTTGAAGTTACTGCCGGATCCTATCCTTCAAGACTTAGGGTATACAAAGTATGTAGAGGAGGCTATATCTGGGAAGTTACAGGAAAGTAATTACTTATTGCCTATGATTAACCAAGTCTATAAGCACTTGTCAGACAACTCATCTTTGGTTCCTTTTGTTCCGTTTAAAGATATGCAGACAGTTCCAGTAGCTAACGAGTATAAAGACTATTTTCACAAAAGTCGCGTAGCATTAGTCGATGTCGAGAATAACCCAAAACTGGTTATTAAAAGCGATGGGAAAGATTTACTGCCTAACATGAAGCCCTTTATCTCCACCAAACTAAAAACAGGTAGTGAAGAGCAAGGGAATCGACGTCAAATAGATGCTACCATGATGTTCGTCGGTGTAACCAACAGTAAAGGCCGACAAAAAGCAATTTATGTTCGCACAAATACTCTAGGGTACTTCTCGGAAGGGAAGCGAGTAACAGAGTACAGCTTCTTCGAGTCCGGTAAGACTTCGAAGTTCTCTAAGAATAATGTACTTTTGTCTAAGGAGCAAAGAGGACTTATAGGGCAGTTCCTTAAGGAGAGTGCTGAAATAGCTAGTAGAGTCCAAGAAGATATGACTTTCTCAGCAGAACGTAGAGCACTGTCCCCGGAAAACGAAGAGAATCAAAAAATCAGTAAATTCTGTAGCACATCATGATATGTCCTAATGTAAACAGCCAGGAATGGCAGCACCTTGTAACTGCGGTAGGCGAAGATCTCGCTTATTATTTATGGGACGCCAATAACGGTAACCCAATGTCTATGACTCCGCAAGGAGAATTATCGCCATTGTACGACCAAATGCTGGACTATACTAACGGTAATGCTTTCGCTGCGTCAAAGCTTAAAGCGAGTGCTTACGATATCGCTTACCTACAAAGTAATGAGTGGCGTAAGGGTGCTGAGCCTAAGCTCGAAGTTAAAAGTAATGGCTCTTTGTACTTAGTACAGGATGTCGAAGGAGTTCCGTTTTACTACCGTATTAAGGCCCCAAGAACTACTACTAGTTTAAACTTCAATGATGCTGCTTCTATGGATGCGTATAAAGCTCCAGAGAACGAAGAAGACTTCAACACGAAGCTTGATATGATGCAAAAAAACTTCGCAGCATTTGACATAGACTTACAATTCGAAGGAGTGAATCCATCGATCGTGGCCATTAACGGCCGGATTCAACTTAACATGCCTTATCCTAACATATTAGCAGGGAAAGACAGTTTACTTCACGAGCATGGCCACATTTTAATCGAAGCTTTAGGTGGTATGAAAGATGACCACATAGCATTCGCTAGGCGTCAACTTGCAGGTACCAAGCTTGAAGAAGAGGTTACCAAAATGTATCGTAGCCTAGATCAGGAATCTCTGGACAAAGAAATTATAGCACAAGCGGTAGGTATGAAGGCCGCGGAGCTTTTTGATGACTTAATGAAGCAGCGTAAATGGAAAGCTTGGCTTAAAGTTTACTTAAATCGATTGAAAGCTACACTAGGACTTAATCATGACGCAGTCATGGAACTAAGTCGCAAACTTCTTTTAGACGAATTAGCCTACACTGAGACCGACTTCCAAGCGGATGATAAGGTTTTAGGTACGCCATTCGAGCAACGTCAAACTGTTGAGGGGGTCCTAGAGAATTTAATGGAACGAGTGCAGAGTTTGTATGCCCACTGGCAGCGTTTTAAAAACACAGACGCTATTGAACGTATGGGTCAGATGATTGAAGACATGGTAAACTTTAATGACATTCGATCGGCTATCGTGTACACCCAGAATGCAGAGCGAACTACGCTTAGGATCGAAAAAGACTTTGAAGAAATAGAAGCTAAACTCAAAGCTGGGGGATACATTACGGACGCAGAGTTTGAAAAACTTAGCCACCACCTCAAAAACATGCAACAGTTTGCTGGAGCTTTTAACTTGATTCCGGAAATTCAAGAATTGTTAGAAGCAGGTGAAATAGAATTCGGTAAGAAAGACTTAGTAGAGCTCGACTTTAAAGCCCCGGTAAAGACTTTAGGAGCAGTAGATGCCCGTCTCAAAAAGCTAGACAGGATGTACCAACGTATAATTCAAGAGTACACGGTCCAGCGCCACTATAAGGATATTGACATTGTGGAAAAAAACTGGGGACGAAAATTCGAAAAAGAATACCACAAGCTCTACCGTAGCGCTGATCGTAAACGTCTAGGTAAAGAGGAGTACGATCGACGTAAACTAGCATTCATTAAGGAAAAGCTGGGAGAGAACCAGGCGACTATTGATGCCGAGTCTCAACAGTATTTACGTAATATGCTAGATAGACATATTGGATACGTTAGTGACATATCTTCACTTACAGAATGGGCCTCGGATCCAAAATCCATTACTGATTCGGTTATGCAGATAGCCATAAAAATCATGGATAGAATCGATGAGGAAGTGCGCTTCGAGTTTCAACAAGCACTTAGAGAACCTGTGGAAGCTTTTCAAAAATTTACAGCAGAACGAGGTAATCCTTTAAATCAGGAGGAGTTGTACAAAGGATTGTACGAAGAAATCGACGGAGAAAAAACCGGATTTTACAACGGTAAGTTCCTAAGCTCCTTCTTGACTAATAAAAACGTATTGTGGAATGCTTATGCGGAAGCTAAAGAAGTAGATCCAAACGGTCCTAAAGAATTAGAAGCAAAAGCTGCATTCGAAGAGTGGAAGCTTGAGAACGAAGAACAACCTTATACAGCTGAGTTCTTAAAAAGGGTAACTGAGAATCGTGAACAATTTGTTCGTACAGAGGAGTATGTAAGGCTGAGTAAAGAACAGGCTAAAATCAGAAAGCGCTACATAATTAATGGAAGTTTCGCTTATGATAGACTCACTCCCGTAGACAAAGAAGCTTGGGACGCTAATGAAGCTGCACTTAAAGTAGAGCGGGAAGTTACTAAAGCGGAGAATAAAACAGTACAAGAGGAATTTTTCAAGCTGTGGAAGTTTGTAGAAACTGCTCGTTACGAAAAAGTAAAGGACGAAAAACTTTTAGAAGGTACTGAGGCATACAACGAATGGTATGTGGCTAATCATGATAAAGGTAAGGCTAAGCCCGCCTGGACTAAACTAGTGCCAAAAAGTGATGCTAACAATAATCCGAATTATCGGGAACATTATACGACTCCGAAGTCGCAATGGTTAAACCCAGCTTGGGGGAACATGAAACAAATGATGGAGAACGAAAACAGTTCTGCGGGACAAATGTTGAAGTTCTTAAAAGAGAATGCTAATCGTGTGGATAAGGAATACGCGGGGAAAAGTCATCGTCGTAAGTATCTTACAAACGATGCTATGGACGACCTGATAGGGATTCCGAAAGCGGAAAAACAGACTATCGAAAGGATAGCTGAGTCAGGCGTGCGTGCGGTATTTTGGGAAGGGTTAAAAGACAAACTGCAAAAAAGATCTACAGACACAGATCTAGAGATGGAAACTATGGATAACCCCGAGTGGGAAAAGTTCGTTAAAGTAGTTGTTGATGAGAATCACAAAGTAAAGCGATTCATTCCTATCTACTTCCGAAACAGTCTAGCTAATAAAGCTGACCAATCTTATGACTTACTTTCACTAGAAATGATGGACTTGTATGCGGCTTTAAACTACAGCCGTAAAAGCAAATCCGAAGCAGACATCATGATCATTCAAGATGCTATGGCTAATCGAAAAGTAGCGCAGCAGAAAGGATTTAAGTATATGGTGAACTCTATCCTACCTTGGATGAAGGGCGAAAACTTTAAACCGGTAAATATTGAGGGAGTGCACTCTAATGTTTATCAAGCCTTAGCTTCTACAGTAGAGAATCGATTATACAACATCGGTGTACAAGATGCTGGGTCCGTCAAAATATTTGGAAAAAAGATTTCATTAAATAAACTATCCGACACTATTGCCGGATTCACTGGTTCCGTCATGCTGACCTTCAACTGGCTGTCTGCAGGAGCTTCTGGACTACAGGGTAATATCCTGAACATGTCGGAAGCTTTTGGAGGCGTTAATATCAACGCGAAGAATATTAAAGCAGCGTACGCTTTGTATGCTGCTGATTTTGGGAATGTCATTGCAGATGCTGGGCGTGTTGTACATAGAGCTAAGACTAACGCTTTACTCGAGTACTTCAATCCGTCTGGTGCTTATCAAGGATTAGAAAGGCGTTTCTCTCAAAACAATATTATTCGACAAACAGCCGGTGCTGGTCTACATGCATTAAACTTTACCAACTGGCAGGAGCATCAAGTGCAAGGTACTTTAATGTACGCATTGCTTGATAGTTATGAAGTAGCTACTAAGTCCGGAGAAACTATGCCTTTACACGAAGCTTTGGTAGTAGCCTCTAATGGTACTATTAGCTTTAATCCTGAAATCTCGCTGTCAGATAAGGAAATGAAAAGCTTACTGCTAGAGGCTTTCCGTAAGATTAAAGAAGTTACGAAGCAAAAGCATGGTAATTATGATCCAGCTAACAAAGCAAAAATGCAGCGAGTTATTGCTGGGCAACAAACTAGTATGCTACGTAAGTGGTTAGTACCAGGAGTACAACATCGCTTTCTCAATCTACGTTCCTTCAGTAAGGACTTCGAAGACATGGACGCCTACGAGTTAAGTTATAACGAATCTTCTGGGCAATTTCAAGAAGGTATTTACACGACTACTTTAAGATTCTTACGCCAGTACCACAAAGAATTATTGGGACTTAAGTTTAAAGTAGCAGGAGCTGCCTGGGACGAGCTTACAGACGTGGAGCGAGGTAATATTCGCCAAACTGTATTTGAAGCTGGTATGATGGGCGCTACCTATTTAGCTTTTCTTGCTTTCTTATCGTTAGCAGAGGATGACGACGAATGGGCATATGTCCCAGCATTCTTCATGAGAAGATTATTTGGAGAACTTAGCTTCTATGTATGGCCGCCAGAGGCTTTCAAGATTTTACATTCGCCTGCAGCGACTGTATCTATGCTCGAGAGATTATCAGTGCTTGCTGTGCAAGCTATTTATGATATAGGAATGGTAGCTACAGGAGGCGAAGCTACTCGATACGTGCAGAAACCGCACAAGGGGGAATTAAAATTGTGGAGACGTACTAAACAAGCTTTACCGATCGCATCTCAATTAGAACGAAACGTTCAGAAGTCTCTGGAGTACCAACGTCGGATGATGGTTAACCAATAAGAAACGAGTGGCAGTACTTTAGCCTGGCTGTGTTTACGAACCTCACTCATTAATGCTTGCACTCTATTTAGCACGAGAGGTAAGACTCAAACTTACAACCTTCGGTTTTGCAGACCACTGCCTACATCCCCTCGGCCACACTGACTTGTTTAAAACAAAAAAGGCCCTCATTTCTGAGAGCCCTTTCTGTCCTATGTGCTTACCTAAATTGCTTCGTTAGCGACAATGACGGTCAGGGCCCTCTGTAGAGACGGCTATTCTAAACCACTTATTAATCGCTGTACATTTCATAATCGTACTATTAGTTGCGGGAGAGGGACTTGAACCCTCGAGGCCAAAGGCGGTGGGTTATGAGCCCACTGAGATACCAACTTCTCGCACCCCGCAATAAGTGGACAAAGTTAGTGTAAAATAATCCACAGTACCAAACTTTTTATTACTAATCTGCAGAGAAAAGTGGCTCCGACCCACATCCAAGGATTACTCGGACCAGCTGCTTAGCAGGCAGTGCCTATACTCCAGGTAGGTTTACTTTCTATTTTGTGAGATAGCAGAGACTTAAACTCCGCAAGGTTAAAGGGTTACAATCTCGACCAGTATCTTTTTATATCCCGTATGAAAAACGGTAGTATTCTACCCTTTTCGGTTATTTTTAGGCGCATCACAGGAAAAATGGGCGCAAATCGGTATTATCCTACCGTTTTTGAACTCTAGGTGGGAGTCGAACTCACAACCTAAAAGAGCATGAGCCTAAATCATGTGCGTGAACCAATTTCGCCACACGCCTATTTCGCCATACGGGCATAAAAAAACCTCTCGCTGTTTCCAGGAGAGGTTTTGTGTTTGATCAAAAACAATGTTTTGTTCTACACCATAGCTCCCCTGTTACCATTGCTGGTCAGTAACGAACTATAGAGCGTAGAATTTCTCATGAGGGCAAAAATAGTAAAAACTATTTAAACTATAATACCTAAAGCCACCCTTGGGTGTAATTTTAATGCCGTTTCACATTGACCCTTAGTAGCCATAAGCGCTTTTTTAAGGTTATCAGGCAAATGTTCTGGGTGATTTTCCATGCCGTGTGAGATAAACATCATGTTACATCCGATGTGTCCGATATGAGGAAGACTACTTTCAGGATCCAAGTATTCACCGTTTTGCAATGCTACAATATGCCTCAAGAGACTATCTAGCAATTGGTTAAACGGGAAGCCATCTTTCCACTGGTCTCGACCACTACGGATCACTTTCAGGTTTTTAGCCTCATTCGGTGTAATGTCGACACCTTGTACTTCTTTTCCTTCCTTATCTTCGAAGACTGAGTATTTGTGCGCTCCATAAGCTAGCACATCCGCCACAGGCTTTAGACTTTCCATATCGATATAGCTGTACTGGGTTTTACCAGTATTGTATCTTAAGGCTTCCTTAGAACTCATCGAGTAGTTTTTGAATCTTAGATTGTTTAACTCCGAACATAGAATCCGCCATCAATGCGCCCAAGTCTGCACGTAATCCGTAGTACTTTTTCTCCAACGCTTTGTCTACACAAGGTTCATTCAACGCTGCTTTAAGCATTGCGTTATCTGCTGTAAGCTCCCTGTTTTTGATCCTAAGTTCTTTGACTTTTTTGTAAGCTATAGCTTTAGTGGTGTTGTTTTCTAAAGCGGCGCTAAACGCAATTTCAGCTTTGTGTAATTTGTCTCGAGCTTCTTTAACTTGGGACTTAAATTCTTCAAACTTTTTTCGATACAGAGCAGTTAATTTTTTGTCTTGAATTACGACATACTTTTTATCGACTATTGTATCTCGAGTAGGATAACCATAAAATCTCTGATACGTTTGTACGGGTTCTTGTTTTACAACGATTTTAAGGCTGTCTAGTTTATCAGGATCTACGTCAGGTAATTTAGCACGATTGTCTGCTTGTACTACTACTCGCTTAAAATCCAGAAGAGTATTATACTCCTCTAAAGGAATCTTGACAAAACTTTTAATTTTGTCTTCTTTCGATTTGGTACTCATATAAGTAATTTAAAATTAGAAAATTAGCAGTCTTAGAAGGATTTGAACCCTCATTTCCTGGTCCGTAGCCAGGTGTTTTGTCCGTTAAACTATGGGACTAATTAGGGAGTCTATTGGGATTCGAATCCAAGTTACCTGCACCACAAGCAGGCGTGTTAGACCAACTACACTATAGACTCCATGTGCTTTTAATAAGGAGTGATGATCCGCTTAAGCTTGTAATGCCGTGCAAGTTTAATCATACTTTCTGTGCCTTTACTTCGGCCGTTCCAAAATATGATAGCTCTTTGGGCATAGCGAGCCATTTCACCATTCCGTATTATACCTCCTGCTTTTGGAAACGTATTCCAATCAGCGGGAAATTGTGTCAGTTTGTAATCTTTCTCCTTTGCGTACTGCTCTCCAAGTTTGTCAGCTCCGCGTGCGGTACCACTAACAATCTCAATAGTGTGAGTTTTCTTGAACTTACGTAAAGCTTTGTCACAAACTTGTTTAAGCAGGGAGTAGTCTTCAAAATCTCTGCCCCCTGCGATGATCACTTTTAAGTGTTTCATTTGTCTAGTCTTACTCCGATGAATACGGGGAACCTAGGTAACCCATCATCAGTCTCTTCAAAGTATCGAATCTCTGCAGTCTGGCCTATGATGCTATGATCGAGAAGTAATTCTCTTCGTGCAGTATGAGACATTTTCGGCGTAGCCTTGAAAGATTTACCGTTGTGTTCACATACTACGACAGCTTGGTCAGGTCTCGCCTCCATAGGAACTAGTCCTACAATCTTACATGCGAGATCTTTGAAGTCCTTATACTTTAGCAAATTCGAAGAACGGCCGTTAAGTTTATATCCTGCAGTTCCCCATCGAACGATACTACCTTCATAACCATCGTTTAAGAATTTTGCATGATAGTGATCAAGCTCTTCTTTACTATTAATTAGGTACGTAGGAACTATTTCAACCGTGTCGTAATCTTCTACAATTTCTGCCAGTCGTTTATACCGAGTAAAGAAAGGCTCATCAGAGACCAAGTCGTATACATGAAACTTCACGCTTTCAGACTCTTCACCACGATACTTTTTGATGAGCTTCATATTCTCTTGGAATGAAATTCCATGAGCGTAAAGCTCCCCATCTAGAATCTGATGCGTAGAATCCATGATGTCATTAACGATGTGGTCCATGGTTTCAATTTTTCCGCCAGTGCGAGATGTCAAAGAACGTTTGCTGTACAATGCACGCATACCATCTAATTTAGGCTGTACGAAACATGGGTACTCTACTTTTTTAACTTCCTTATCGAAAGACTTAGCTAACATCGGAAGAATTACTGTGGTATTCTCAGCTTCTTCTTGCGTTCGAAAGTAATCTTCCTTCAGCTTCTCGGTTATTTTAGAGTTCATTTGTAGAACAGCTTGCTCCGTACCAGTAGTCTCGTTCGCTCGACCAACGTTTTTAGGCGTTGCGGTTTTACGACTTTCAGCATGTTTTCCATCGATGAGGCCATACTGTTCGATAATTTCGTCTCCTGTAGTGGAGATCTTCCAGACTCTAATTTTTCCTTTAGAGTCTTTCTTAAATAGTTGTGTCATTAAATTTAGGTTTAAAGGATTATAAAAAACTTGTACCTTAGTACATGCAAAAATTGATTTTTCTTCTATTGTTTCTAACAGCCTGCTTTCCAGAAGGTTATATAACAACCCCAAGCCCCTCTATAGAGAACTCTGGAGACAGAACTTTATGGTCCTGCAGTTCAAGACCTGGAGTAGTCCTTGAAAAAATAGAAACAGATAGGTACATGCTTATGCGTAGATCCATATCAGGAGAGTGGAAGAATATTCGAGAGTATTATATTCCCGACAATAGTTTACCAGCTTCTGCTTACGGTATTCTGAATTGTTTTAACGACTAGTTAATCGCTTTTTGTAAGCGCTATCTTCATCGATAGGCATGTCCCAATACTTTATTCTCACATTCACTTCTTTAAACATGGTTAAAGCGGCTTCATGGCTATTGTTCCAGCGGCCTTCTTCAAGCGGCACGGTTACAATTCTAGTAATGCCTGCTTGAATAATAGCTCCAGCACAAGTAGCACATGGAAACTTTGTACAATATAACGTACAGTTTTCAACATTTTTACCATGTCTACCAGCTGTAATGATTGCGTTAATCTCTGCGTGCGTAGTGTATAAGTACTTCATAGGTCTTTCAAACCTTTCTTTTACTCCATCATCTACGCCCACAGGAAAACCGTTATAGCCTTCGGATACAATGTATCTTCCATTTACAATAACAGCACCTACACCAGTGTTATGGTCTTTACTCCAAGCAATTAAATCTATAGCTCGGTTCATGAACCTACAGTCCCAGCGGTCTACAATCTCTTCTTCAAAGGTCAGTGTATTTTTCATTTTCGTTCTATAAGTTTTGATCCTGTCATTAGTAAATTTCCAAGGAACACCCAATAAACATAAGGTGAACCCTCTCTGTGTGATTTGTGGTAATATTCCCAAAAAGATCCTTCTGAATCTATTACTCGATTAGTCATCGGTACTTTGGCAACTAATTCTGTAGGAAATTTAGGGTAATTGGAAATACGTTTTGGACATAAATCTTCGAAAGCTGTCATTATTTTCCCGTTGAGCCGTAGCCACCTTCGCCTCTTTGAGATTCTGATAATTCAGATACCTCAATAAGTTCAATCTGTGGGTAAGGCATAATGATAAGCTGGGCTACTCTATCACCTACTTTGTAGGGTTGTAATATAAGGGGTTCGAATCTCTCAAGTTGTGCAGCACTAGTCCAACGTCTATGAGGACGCATAGTAACAGAGATTTCTCCCCTGTATCCTGAATCAATAACTCCCACACAGTTAGCCACACTGTAGTCATACTTACGTATAGACGAGCGTGGGAATAGAAGCCCCACAAATCCTTTTGGTATTTCTACAGCTAATCCTGTCGAATAGACTAACATTTCTTTGTCTATTACTGTAATGTCTGTAGCTACTAGGTCTAACCCAGCGTCTCCATCTTTGGCATATTTCGGGACAACTGCATCTGGGTGCAATTTTTTAATGTTTACTTTCATAATACAAAATTTGCTTCTCCTTTTTTAGTTTTCCAACGTAATGCTAACCAGCCTGTAGGTATATAATGACTAGTTTGGTACGCATCAAAAATTCTATGTCCTCCAGTATCACTTACATGTAAGTATAAAGGAGCGTCGATAAGTAATTTTTTCCCATTAGCTAGGGTATACTCACGCCATTTCTCTGTAGAAATGTCTTTAAAGTCTAATTCAGACTCGTTGATAAAATTAGGTGTTTTCATTTTTCTTTTTTAGGTATCGAGCATGGATTCTTTCCATTTTTTGGTTCATGCTCTGTAAGTACTTTCCCATAAGGTCATCGTCCTCCAAACGATGCTTGAACCACTCTAGCCTAATTTCTAGGTCAGCAGCTTCTTCAATCATCTCGATGGTGATTAACTCCTTGTTAGGATGATTACGTGCTTGCTGAATTGCAAGACTTAGTTCTGTGGCTTCTTCTGCCAGTTTGTCAAGGTTTAGCTGGTCGCTGTTCATTTCGTCCATCTCCTCTAATAGTGTTTTGGGCATCATTTAATATTTGAATTTTATTATCAGTTTCTATCCACAGTCTAGCACCACAACTAAGTGGTTTATCCGGGCTATAGATGACTCTTGCAGCCTCTTTCCCATCTTGTCCGTAGATAATAGCCTCGTTCCCATAGTCATTAGACTTATAAGTTTTACAGGTTATTACAGGCTCGTTTGTCCCGTGAATCCTGTTTGACGCTATTTTTTGTTTGTTTACATGAATTCTTGTCTTCATACTTCTCTTTTAAAAAGAGGGAGTACAACCAGCACTCCCTCCCCATGTATGTATTAACCGCACTTGGAGCTTCCACAATCCAAGCATTTAAGGCACCCTTCTTCAAGGCGCAAGTTAGTAGAACCACAGTCTTCACATTTAGCACGATCAAGTAGATCATCATCAGAGATGTACTTCTTTAACGTACGCGCTAAAGCTTTACCAAATCCAACGATCGAATCTTCAGACTTGTCTAACTGCTCTGCTACGTACTGGACAGGTGTCCCGTGCCGTAAACAAGTTGAAGCTAAACGTGTAGCCAAAGCTTCACCATTAGTTGTAAATTCAGTAATCGGTATCTCCTCATCTTCGAAGACTAGGTAATAGGTATGACGAGCTTTGCGCACTATTTTACCTTTAGCAAGATGCTTAGCATATTCTCCGTGCACTGCAAATACTTCATAAGGTTTACCCTCTTTGAGGCCCACAATAACGGTGAACCGTTCTCCTTTACCAGTTACATGATAGATGTCACAATCTAGCGACTTCCCACGCTTTATAGCATCGTGCTGAGCAAACTCATCACTACTATCGTCTGACGTTACTAGTACGCCCGTACGGCATCCATCGCGGTAAACTGTTACACCTTTAAGTCCTTGCTCCCAAGATGCTTCATAAATGGCTGCAATGTCTTCTTGCGTAGCATCATTAGGCAAATTGATAGTGGAGGAAATACTATGTGTAGTGTACTTTAGAATGATTCCTTGGATCTCAACACGCTTAATCCAGTCAATGTCTGGAGCACATGAGCCCATCCACGGTGAGTTAGCAAATGTTAATTTAACATGTTGCTCGTTTGTAATATCCACATCAACAATTTCAGGATTACCTGAACTATCTTTGTGAATCTCTACTCGTATACCTGAAGCTTGTATCCAGTCATTCAGTTTTGGGTGCACAACTGGATAATGCATCCATGAATCTCCGTTTTGGTCTTTCGAGTCTTCACGGAAACCTTCATCCCCCGGATTACCTTTCTTCTTCCTTATGTAGTAAGGTGCAAAGAGAGGCTCGAGTCCTGAAGTAGTCTGGGCCATCAAGGAAACAGTTCCTGTCGGGGCTACAGTAGACCACGATACATTTCGTCGGCCGTATTCTTTCATCCTCCAAAACTGTTCTTTGAACTCTGATTGTAGCATCTTGTAAAACGAATTTTCCGGATAATAGTAGTATCGTTGGTAAGTACGCTCTGATTCATATTCTTTCTCAAAATCGTAACCTTCAAAAGACCCATGAAGAATTGCTAAATCAATAGAACAGTCTAACTGAGCTTTAAAGATAGTCTTGAACACGATGTTAATAGCGTCCATACCTAATTCAGAGTCGTAAGAAAGTCCTATAGCGGCTAGCATATCGCCTAAAGCAGTGATTCCAGAACCTGTACGTCGACTAGACTGTGCTGTTTCTAGAATCTTATTCCAAAGATCTAGTTCTACGCGTTTAGTCTCTTCAGGTAAGTCATCTCTACCAATCTTTTCAATAATGTTCAAAATAGCTTCGATTTCTAAATCGACTAAATCATCTGCAAGTCGTTGCATTTCGTACGCTAACTCGTACAGCTTGTCTAAGTCTAATTCTGCATTATCCGTAAACGGATCTTTAACAGCGGCTAATAAATTTAAAGCCATTAAACGACACGCGTCATAGGGTTGCATAAAAATTTCCCCACATGGGTTTGTAGTTACGCCCTTAAACTGGGGATACACACTTTCTGGAGAGTAGTCATGATGCCGATCGACAAACATTTGTCCTGGTTCAGCATTGTCCCAAGCGTTAAACACGATAGCGTCATAAATTTCTTTCGCTTTGACTACTTTGTAAAAACCTATTTGGTTTCCCTGGCCGTCAGAAAGTGGAGCTAACTGTTCCCGAAGTTTGTGCACTTCAAAAAAATTAGCTGGCAATTTGACGTCACAAGGGAATCTAAGAACGTAATCCTCATCTTTTTTAACCGCTTCCATGAAGTCATCGGTTAGCATTACAGAGACGTTAGCCCCGGTAACCGCAGATTTATCTTGCTTCATGTTTACGAAGTCCAGAATGTCTGGATGACGAACATCCATTGTAATCATAAGTGCACCTCGTCGACCTCCTTGGGCCACTTCTCGAGTGGAGTTAGAGTATCGATGCATGAAACTGGCAGCTCCTGTAGAAGTCTTTGCAGCGTTGCTGACGTTAGTTCCTGAAGGTCTAAGCGTAGAGAGGTCAATTCCTACACCTCCACGACGTTTCATCAGCTGGACAAGTTCTTCATCCTTCTGCATAATTCCGCCGTAGCTGTCCTTTGGTTGGCCGATGACAAAGCAATTAGACAAAGAGCCTACTTTATCTTCACGTCCTAGCATAGCCATAACGGAACCTTGAGGAATAATCTGCTTAAACTTATCGAAGTATTCGAAAATTCGATCGTAAGATAAGTCTTCTCTGTTTTGGCCGTAGGTACTTAACGCATTAAGCATGCGATCGTCTGTTTCCATACCTTCTATAAACGTACGTTGACGTTCGATTTCCCAGAATTTGTGGGCAAGTCGGCGATGCATATCTTCCGGAGTCTCTTCTCCAGGAGCTGCGTATTTACTAAGCCACGCAGAAGCTGCTAGCTCATCGCCATTAAAGTATTCGAGTAGTTTTTCTACCATTTTATTACTTGGTTATTGTTACGTGTTAAAATCTCGTTAATCTCTTCGAAGTGTGGACAGTCCCAGAATTCGTCAGCAAATGCAGATTGCATAGGCTCATGAAATTCAAGCACATGGTGAAACTCACGCATTCGATCCGTTATATAGGATTGCGCATGTTTCCCCCAAGCACAGAAAATTACTCCAGAGCTATTTTCTGTAATGGCTTGTAGGACTTTTTTAGTCCACGGTGCCCACAACTTTAAGTGGGCACTATGGTTTTCTCTTCTAGCGGTCAACGCTGTATTCAGGAGCAAAACTCCTTGATCCGCCCAATGGGCTAGGTCGTAGTAAGCAAAAAACAATGGAGATTTTTTCCATTCATCTTTTTCTATATGGTCTACGCACTCTTCAATTTTACGAAGTGGGTAGCTCACAGGTTTTATATCATTGATGTCATCGTTGATCATACCGTAAGCTAATCCGTTAGCAGTGCCATTTCTCAAAGGTTCTCTTCCTAGGATGACTACGCGTAAGTCTTTCCAAGGTGTAGCTTGAAAAGCATTAAACACGAGGTCACGGCTAGGAACAGTCATTCCTGTCGAGTATTCATTAGTAACGATTTCCATCAAATTACTAAGTCCTTTCGACTTTAGAGTGTCTGCGAGAAGATCGGTCCAGTCTTTACCCAGCCGCTTTTCCCAGAACTCCTTTTTTTGCCATGGCTTCTTCATGATTACTTCGTATTTTCTCAAACGAATCTATGAGATGTTCTTCCCATTTCATCACCTGAGCAGTGTTTAATAACTCCTTCTTTTTATAGGGTTTTTCCCATATCTCTGCACCTTGTAAATCCACTGGACTCATAGGTGAAGAGAATCGTTTTTCCTGTGCTTTTCGAAGTATGGGATCCTGTCTAAAGATTCTCTGAATGAGTTTCTCACCAGATTGGTCTCGTTGATGGAGCTTACCATTATAAAGCACGTTTTCAATGCAAAGGTTTTTGGCCCTAACATCGTACTTAGAATAATGGCCTCGCTTAAATAGTTCGACTTCAGAGGCAAACTCTTCAGGCACTTGGAAGATATACATTCCAAGTTTGCCTGAACAGATGTCTGATTCTCCTATAAATGTATCTAGCGAAGTTACCATCTCCACAAAGCGTTCGTAAGTTAAACCTCGGCGTTTTTGCTGATGGTTGTAAACTACAAGGACTATGTGATTCCCTTCTATATCCGGAGCCATGTCGGTTCCAAGATACGCATTGACAAATCGATCTCTAATAATGGCCCCTTGAACGCCGACTAACGGCGCTAAAAAGTAGGCAGCTTTAGTGATAGGATTTATCTCCTTCGGTAACTTAATGAATTTTGACATTCAGTAATGGTTTAAATAGGTAAGAAGTTGTTTTCATAAAATTCGAGAGGGTAATCCCAGCTACTAGCTACAGTGTGCCAGTGAAGTCTCTCAAACGCTTGCTTAATTCCTTCATAATTATAGCTTCTCTTTTCAGGAATTCCGCCGAACATTCCTATGGTTATACTTTCGTTCGAAAGTTTGTAAGGAATAGGGAGACGGTCTCGTTCTTGTGAAGATGCTACTAAAAAATAAAAGTCAGTTTGATAATCGTTCCAGCCTAATTCTTTAGCTTTAGCTTCCACCCAATCAGCCATAGCTAATAGGTAAAAACTTCCCTGAAAGTCATACCGGTATTTCCAAAAGTTTTTGCTAAAATGTAACGGACTGTCCGCAGTAGTTTTAACATCAAAAATTCGTATAACTTTGTTTTCTAGATCGATAGAAACTCCATCTATTTCTGCCTTACAGAGTATACTCTTGTATTCAAAAGTACGAATAACTTTAGGAAAGTATTGAAATTTACCTGAATTTTCAAAGAAAGTTTTTGTGTATTCTCCGTACTGCAGGTTGTCCGCAGAATAGCGAGCATTTGCTACCATTTCTGCCGTAACTTCTACCTTACCTTTACCGTCAATTAGACTACGATAATAATCATCGTATTCTTTCACTTTCTTTAAAAGTGTTTCTGGTTTGTAAGACTGGCCATAACTTACTGCTGCAGAAATTTCTACAATAGCGTCATGACATTCGTCTAGGTCATAAACCGGTTCTGGTAGAGAAGCTAGCGTATCAAGTACTTGACGTACTCCGCTATTTTCCGTCGGTTTCTTTCCTTCGAAGGTATAGTAGGTTTTGGAAAACGCACTAGGGTCCGTTAAAAAGCAATCGACTAAACTGCCGAAATCAAAGTAATCCTTTCTTTCGTTTAAAGGAGTTTCCACGGCTATTTTGTATCTGGCCGGGTCGGATAATATCAGTTTTAAAGTCGATTGATTTTTCGCTTCGATCGATCTGTATTCTGGCTCTTGATTTTCGTTCATCTTCTTCTCTCATTTTGCGAACTATTTCGCGTGCTTCTTCGTCTGAACCACCGTAATCTCCGGTGACCAGCTCGAGGTAAGTTTTTGTATAGCTCATGTTAAAAAGGTGTTATGCAGCAGCGGATTTCTCTATCTTCAAAATCCTTGCACTCTTCCCAGTGGTATCCCACTTCTTGGACGTATGACACATTATCATCCGGGAGTATACCTTGTTCGACAATTAAGTCGTTTAAGATTTTAACCCAAATAGCTGCTAAATTGTCAATATCCCAAGTAGGTTGATAGCCTTTCTTAGGCTTAGTCCACTTAATAGCTCCGCCACGAAACGATACTGCTTTCCAATTAATGGGAGCGACTATCGTGTAATGGATCTTGACCGGATATTTACTCATCGATACTTGTCCTGGTATATAAGGTCTAGCAAACTCTTTGATGCTGTTCTTCAGATTGCTACGAATTATGCGGTGCATACCGCTGTACATAGCGTTAAATCCTATCTTCAACATTTTAAGCCTAGACTGAGGGACGTGACTTATAAATTCTGGTATTGTGAACTCAAGTTTCTGCTGCTGTTTCATAGAGAGAGTACTCAAAGATACTCCCTCTTTTAAAACTACAGTAATTTAAAGAACGACTGTTCTCATTTTAATTGCCCTTCGCATTGTACCAAGTACTTCACCCATCTCTCTAACGAGCTGAGCATCAAGCTCATAATTGTGAAGTTTGATACGTTGTCCTTGACTCTTTTCTTTGTACTCGGTGATCAGATTTTTTAAGTTATCTGCCGAATAGTTAGCATAATCAATAGCATATGAACCAGGTGAAAAAGGAATAATTTCCCCGTTTTCATCTGTTTCTACGAGTCCAAAAGGTAAATACTCGCAGCATCTAAATTTAGTGTTATCATACTCAGGTACGGCTACTACGTTCATAGGGTTCACAAGTACGTAAATAGCTACTCCTCCATATCGGAGATTGTACTTTTTACTCATAACATGTAATCCCGTTGAACACGGTGCATTAGACTCCTCATCACAAGATTCCCGTGGCATATAAACCGGATGTCCGATTCTGATACTCATAGTCCTTGTGTGGTGGTCTGTGTACACTGTGGCTTTCTTTTTCTGGTTAGCTAAATCTGGGCCGGTAAATTGGCCATAGATTTGTCCTAATGAGGCAACGGTTTGCCAGTATTTATCTTCAGCTACAGTGATTCCTTTCTGATACAACGATCGATACTCATCACTTCCGTCAGTGTGCTTATTCACTTGCACTACGTAATCGAATAATGAATGAGGTGTATCTTTCTGCACTCGAGCGCATTCCGACATAATGAATTGTTCCAGCGTGCGGTCTTCTTCTGAACTTTGATTCTTGATATCAACACAGCGTTGGGCTATGATCATTCCGGAATCAGTAATTGAAAATTCTCCAGTAGACAGCCATTTAAACAGGTCAGCTCTAGATATGTCGTTAGGATTCAACATACACCATTGCCAGAAATTCAAGATGGCATTTAAAGAGTACTTAGATTCAGAATTGTTGTGTGCGTCTAAAACAGCATCACATACAGCCGCTGGTACTGGTACCGGATAATTGTCAAAGAAAGGAAGCCCGTCTCTACCAAGTACAAAACGAGTAGTAACTTTCAGCAAATCCATAGACTTTGCTTCGCGTTCTTCTCGAGTCCAAACTACCGGAGCATAGTGCTCCAGTAATTCTTCTTCTACTTTTTGATTCTTAGGCTTAATCGCATTAATGAAATCTTGGTAAGTGCATTCATGATCTTCGTTCATAGCGTCATTCGCCAGAGTTACAAAGTCATCAAACTGCTCTTCAGAGATCTTATTAACTTGCAATACTTGTCCATCTACCACAAAAGTTGCGATAGAGTTTATCAATTTACATTTAATCATTTTTTTAGTATAAGCACACGCTTTTTAAGCGCGGGGTCGTTAAAATTATGAAGCTCTGAATGTAGGGCATCCAAAGTTTCGTTACAATTTCTCTCAATTCTTAGGCCATTACGGTAGGTAAAGTGACCACTATCGATGTCTTTTTGCAGCTGCTCGATATCATCAATAACCATTTTAGCCACTTCTTCTGTTTCAGGTTCAAACTTAGTGTAGAATCTGGAATGCAGTCTAATCTTAACTGCTTTTGCATATTCTACTTTTAAGTAAGTCGGAGTATGGGACATTAAGTAAGCGACTAAACCTATTTTTCGATAATAAGTTTCGAGAGTATCCACCAATGATTCGAATTCCTCTTCGTACGAGTGTCCGGCTTTGTGGTACAATCGATGTAGCTCTTCTAAAAACGGTTCCCAATCACTTGACATCCTTCTTTTCACTTTTTTGTCCCAATACCTTAGACGTTGAAAAGCTTCCGTAATATGTTCCGGCACCATGTTTCCATAAAGATCCATCATCTCTTGGTATTTATTGCTAGCTGCAGCAATCGCGTCTCCGTGCTTTACCGTAAAGTACAAGCGCGAAAGTTGTTTGTATTCAGTGCTCATATAATCTTCAATTGATATAGCGTTAGGAATAAGTGCCATAACCTTCTTGTTTGTTTGAGAAACTGTATAGATGGCTACATTGCGTTTATAATGCATTTCAGACGTATTTTGAGGGATATCAAACGTGTATCGAAAAAATGCAAGACCTGCTAATAGATCTAACTCTTTACGAGTACCATAAATCACCTTTTGAGTTTTCGAAATGAGAGCAGGCTTTAGATTAACGCTATTAGTACGTTTTTCATAGGTAGTGCATCCACCATCATTTCGAACTTGTAAAGTGAACACACCCGCAGGTACTTCATCCTCTGTTCTAATGTATCCCGGAAGCTTTGAACTAGCTTTATAAGCGTCAATCCAATCATCGGTTACAGTAAAACTTTTGTATGAGTGAGAGTGTGCCTTTAAAAACTCTCTAACGTAGCCTTCCATTTGTTGGATTAACTTAGTTATTCGAGCTTCCCAGGCTGCTTTAGTCTCTGCAAGATTGTCTCGATAAATGACAATGTTTAACAAAGCCAACCAGTGCTCAAAAGGATATTTCTTGTACTGGTAAGTGTAAAATTTATTTCTATTGAAACTAGGCTTTAACCAATCTTCAATAATAAAAGCGGTTTTAAACTTATCGTGATCTTTGTCATTAGCGATTCGAAATAATGGGGTTCTTTTATCATCTATTTCAGAATTGTACCCGAACCAGTTTGGGTAGCCACTAGAATTAGCCTTCCCTAAGTACGAATTTTTAGCTAACTTTTTCGTTGTCTTTAGACTACATTCTTTACGAACATCAACAAAGTTTCTAGAAAACCATTTATGATCTTGATACCATTTTTCTAACTCAGTGCCTTTAAAAGGTTTAAATGAAGTAGCACGGTAACTTAAAACAGGAGATATACTATTGTGATCCTCATTTAAGTCTAGTTTAACCTCATCAGTAAAGTTTAAATAACGCTTAACCTCGTTGTTAGACTCGATATACTCTACAAAATCGTCCGTGTAATCTGTTTGTTTATCGTAACGACTTTGTAACTCTTTTATAGCTAGTTCAATCTTATCATTAAGCACTTCCACAGAGCCTCTTGAGTATTCGATGTCTTCTCGAGAAGGTGTAGGAATAAGCTCCCCAATACTAAACTTTAAAGCTACCGGAATATTGATCCGCGGTATACTTAATTCTGCCCACGAAATAGGATAAGCTACATGTCCTAAACAGATATGCATCTCATCAAAAGGTTGGGCCCCTGTTCTGTAAGTAAAGTGGTTACCTTCGATCAGTTGGAAATCATTCTCCAAAGCTTGACCTTCGAAGTATATGTTGGGAAAGTAAGCTAATTGTTTCAAGCACTCTTCCTCGAACTTTCGTTTGTCGTAAGAGTCTTTAATCAGTCCTCTAATCCTAGTACCGTTTCTTTTATCGGTAGGTTGTTCATAGAGTTTCTCACCTGCTGGAATACCGTCAGCTTGTTTAGACATAATCCAAGCAGACTCTATACCATCATGGCGGGAGCGGATTTCAAAAGAATCAGTGTAGGATAGAAACGACTTAGCACCTAGTCCGAACCCTCCTATTAAGGCATTCGTCTGGTCTTTAGTAGTACTACCGTAGTTAAAGTAGATGTTGTTAAGGCGTTCAGAACTAAGTCCTACACCAAAATCTTCAAACTCTACGAAATAACCTTCGTCTGAGTCTACGATACGTACAGTGATAGGCTCGCCGTCGTTACCGGCTTCCACAGTAGCATCCCAGGCGTTTGAAGAATATTCTCGAACGATAGATCCTATAGGATTTTTGTACAGATTACTCAGAATCGTGTACATTTTAGACAAGTTAGCAGCATCGATTGTACTTTGTACTTTTTCGAATGTTTCTCCTTTGACTAAGTTTCTTGTTTTATCTTCTGCAAATTTCATGGGATAAGAATAGTATTTAGGTAAGATTCGGTGTAAGCTTGACCTTTATAGCGTCGCATGTCGGATACATCCTTCACATTTTCGTTTGCTTCCGTTATAAAGAAGTAATCAAGGTCATATTGTTCTGATAGTTTTTCCGTATTAACACGTCCAGCAGGGTCATCGTCGTACAAGAGAACGACTTTTTCGAATCTTTCTTTGTATTCGTGCATTACGGGATCGTTGATGGGGATGCTCTCCGCTTGGGGAGCTATTGATGGATACCCTAGTTCGTAGAGCGTCATCACATCTTTTAAGGATTTCGTAATAACTAAGAGTTGTCCGGTATCGGGAAGCATGCTGTATCCCTGATGAACCTTCCAGTCCGCGTTGTTGATGAATTTCCCTTGATTCCTCTGCCGGTTTGGCTGATAAATCTTGAAGCTCACGCGCCCATCTTTGAATTCTTTGTAAGCGTATGCTAATGAATCGCATTTTTGAATGTTTCCGTTAAAGAACACATAGCTAATAGGAAACACATTAAACGCTTCTAACGTCTTTTTGTGGACTCCGTAGCTAGACCAGTACTCTTTATCTCCTAACGACCATGAGCGGCGTTTAATGGAGATTTCTACTAAAGAAGTGTTTTTGTCGTAATCTTTCTGTTCTGGGATGTTAACAACCGTAGGTATGTTTCCTATAGGTTGGTACTCCAGATGATTAAGTTGAAAGTCTGTACAAATTTTACGGATAGCGTCAAAATACTTGATAAATCCGAATAAGTGTTGCACTAAATTAAAGCAGTCTCCCTTTTCTCCAGTAGCGAAGTCTTTGTACATCAACTTTCCGTTGTTAGAACCATAGAATACGTTGAATGAAGGGATGCTGTCTTTACGTAACGGGCTGTTAAAAGCTTTACGTAGAGGAAAATCGCCGAGATAGTGTCTGAATATCTGGTAATCATCAATCGATTCTAAGATAAGTTCTCTACTGGCAAGTGGTTTTAAGTCATAGGTCTGACTATTAAGGTCAATTTCTTCCATAGGTTATCAAAAAAAAATGGGGGCCAAATAAATGACCCCCATATGGTTCTACCAATCTTTCTCATCCGTGGCAGGTGCTTCTGCAACTGCTGTGGATGTTCCAACTTCAGACTCTGAATCGGCTTCGAGTCTAGTCATTCGATCAACGCCTCCTTTAGTAAGTCGAGACTCACTTGCCGGCACGCTCATCGATTCGATCATAGGTGCGAATCCTCGCACACTAATGTATTTCGAAGGCTTGTTGGTGGTTCCGTAGTTCGTGAAGATTCTATATGTAGCGCTAGGCTTAAACTCTTTAGAGAGTTTGCCCATAATCTTATCTAGAGCTTCTTCAGTAGTTTCGAACTTTGGCAACTTGGTTCCCTCTCCAATGATGGCATTTACTAGATGCTTCAATAGCGTAGCTTGTGTCTTCCATTTCTTCGGAGCCCACTCGTTACGATTGATATCTACGTAATAAAAGCCAAAATTGATTTCTTTGTCGTTAGCGTCTTTAAAGAAGATTTTCCAATCAGGTGTAGAATCATCTGTGGTTTTCTTCTCGATCTTAGAGATCTTAACGTTTTCAACTGCTCCAGGTTCTCCATCATTGAAGATGGATACTTCCTTCACATCATACTCATTGGAATTTAAATCGATCATGTACTAAAAATTTAAAAGTGTAAAAAATATGCTACCAGTCATCCTCGTCATCTTCTCCAATGACGGCAGGTGCTTTGGTAGCGGGTTCTGCTTCTTCTTCTTCTTCCGCTTCGTTTTCCTCCGTTGCTTGTACAATTGCAGGAGATTCAACTTCAGCTTCTAAAGATTCTGGTTCTAAAACTACTTCCGCTTCAGAAGTTAACTCTTCGACTTCCTCTACATCAATATTTGTAGTAGGTACGCCTAAAGTAAGTTTACTTTCTGCAGGTTCTTCAGTTTCTTCAGATACTTCCATAAGCATAAGAGGTACCCAGTTGGCGTCCAGATCTTCATCGTGCTGGACATTGTCCATAAACTCGAAGTAAGTATCTTTTGACGTGTCAAGTTCTAGCACTTTAGCAATATGGCTAAAACTCTTGCTGTCCAGGAATGTTCCTTTTTGGCTTAGTTTTAGAACAGCATCGCTGTCTAATCCTTTACCAGAAACATTCACTAGCATTACAAGGTCGCCTTCAAACGAAAAAGCGATCTGTTGATCTTCCTTCGTGAGGTCAAATTCAAGGGCATCTAGAGCCTTCGAATTTAGATTAAAGCGCTTTCCAAAGCGTTTACCTTTGTCAAGCTCCATAGTCATGACTTCAGTATCAGGAAAGAGTTCTTTTGCGCGTGGTTTGCGCTGTTTAGGGATTCCTAAGTTCAACATGTTGATTAAGTATTTAGGAAATTAGATATTGAGGGTTTCACGGACTTTGTCAATTACAGTCTGCATGTTGTTCGGAATGAGTGTATCTTCAAACATCTCCATAGAACGTGCATTGTATTGTCCCCAACGACGGGTAACAAACTTGTAACTATCTGGTCCGTATTCACCGTCTTCATTCGGATCGACGTGTGTACACAACATCACATCGTAGTAACTATCAGGTAAGAATTTTTCTTCAAGCATTTTACCAAGAGGTACCAGGATCTTATACGTATCAGTGTTGGTATCCATTACTTGGTGAAATTCAGTTATGATAACAAGATCGTCTCGTAACGTATCAGTGTGCAAGAAAAAAGCCCGAAGTGCATCTGCTGCAAGGTCGTAAAAACGTGAATACGCTTTATTACCAACAGCTGAGTCCATGAATTCCTTACTTACTGAAATCTTAGAGATATAGTGAGTAAAGTCAGGCATAAACACATTTTTGATTTCAGGCATGTGTTCAGAAATGATAGATAGGTAAATAGGAAGCTGCCGGATATGGTCTACAAGAGCCCAGTTTCCAGAGTATTTAGCTTCTTTACGTTTGTTCATGAGGTTCAGGAATACAGAATAACGATTCGTTACTCCCATCGCCTCCATGAGTGCTTCAGTGTTAGGACTATTCTGAGTCCTAGCGTCTAAAAGTTGGTTTAGTTCCTTTCCATTTTCATCCTGCAGATAAAGTCGCTTTTTACTCGGTGAGAGTACGAAGTTTTCTTCACCTTTACGCATGAACGAACGGGAGAAAGATTTGCCCGTGTTGTAACCGCCGGTTACACCTATTCGGTAAGCCATAAAATGATTGTTTTAAATAAGTAAATGATTGGTTCTCTGGTTATTGAGAGCCTGTAAAGATACGATTACTATTCGACTTGAGCAAGAGTATCGTCAATAAAAGAGTCTATAAGTTCAGTTCTTTTTTCTAAGAAATCTGGCTCTCCTCCAAATTTTTTTGAAGAAGATACTGCGTGATAATAAGGTGTCATTGTATATAAATTTCAACCCATCCTTTTTCTCCTTGTTCAGCATTAGCATTTAACCCTTCAGCTTTTAAATCTGATTCAAGTTGTTCTGCAGCTTCCCAAAGTTTTGGTTCTGGTACTTGATCATGTTCATCGTCAAAGTATGTAGCACCTTTACATTCATAACGTGTAGTATCTTCATCTACTACTAATTCGAAAGTGAATCCGTCAATAGTTCTATTTTTCATGATTCTACAATTTCTCGATATTGAATAAATCCTTTGAAGTTTCTGCTATAACCTCCATATGCGTTAGGATAAAAATCTGCATGGGTCATAGTTTTAGCACAATGTTCGAAAGGACTAGCATGCCCATTCTTAGCTAGACGGTCATGTAACTTTAGGTCAGCTTCATAATCATCTTTTCCTTCGAAGTTATTGTAACTTATTCGCGCGCAACGGGCTGTAGCAATTTTTATTTTAGCTTCAGTCGTAAGAGGATGTTCCTTTCTTTCAAAAGAGTTGTGAGTTATTTCTACAAAGCGAGGGTCTTTATGGACGATTTTATCTTCAATATCCGCTATTGAAAACTTATCACCAAAAGGAATATGCCATTCTCCAGCTTTCAATAGTGTAGGCTTGTTTTCATTGTACAAGTCCCACATCTTTTCTGCCAGCATAGAGATATGAATTTCTGCTCCCCCTGTATTAGCTTTCAATTTAAACAATAGCTCTGTTTCATGTTCCATAGAAGCTGTAATAAGGGGAGAAGTGCCTGCTTCAATTTCATATTGTACATAGTCTTGCCAACTACGAAATTGACTAAAATATTGAGGACACCTTAACTTGAAGAAGTTCTCGTATTCTGTAGCTGTTACGATAACCGTATGCCACATGAAAGGTTCGAGAAGTCTGTTACAAAGTTGTTTGGTTACTCCGTGAGTATTTAAAGAGAATGCTGTATTTACAGCTTTGTCTCTAGCCATAAGCCAAGCTGTTTTAGCTGTATCATGGTCACTTCTAAACTTAAGTATTCCAGATTCTTTCTCATTGTCGGGAGTCAAATACTCAGTACCTTGCATACCCTTATGGTCTTTCTGAAAAGCGATAGGTATAAAAGGATGATTCTGTACTTTATCAAGCATCTTTTCAAATGGAATAGCCCTAGAGCTTGCAGAGTTTCTGCTGAACATTCTATGCGTATTAAACTCTGCGAGTACGATACGTGGAAATGTTACAACGAACGTAATGATTCTATCACCCTGTTCGTTCTTGGAATCAGCTACTATCGTAGCATCGATTCCATTATAGTTGTGATCTTTCAACGATTTCATAGTCTTCTAAAATTTTAATAAACCGACCGGTCCAGTTTTCGTTAAACCAAAGCTTATCTACAATCATAGTATTCTCACCGGAGGCAAAAAATTCGACTTTACAGCCGTCTCCTAGGTAGCGCTCTAACAATTCAAGCTTAATAGTGCCTTGACCATCGTTTCGAGCGCTGCCAGTTCTACGATAGATATGGTAGCTTTTTTCGTATTTGTAGGTTGATTTAAAAATCACTCCTTTTTTAGGCGGTTTCATACTCTTAAGTTTTCGTATTCACGTTTGCGATTCATCACTCTGTCCCAAAGAGTATGATCCTGTTCTATTTCTTCAGGAGTAGGAAGCTCTTTAAAGTAACCAGTGGCTCCTTGAAAAAAGAGACCTGTAGCCAAGCTATCACGTCCGTCTCTATTCTTCAAAATATGAAGCGATCGATAATATTCCTCGATAGCACTATCTCCCATGATTTTGTATCCACGATGCTTATCTAAACCATACTTGTATGGGTAGAATAATGCCATCACAGTATCTGCATCCTCTTGTGAATTACCCGTTTCTTTGAAATCAGACAGCTGAGGTTCTAATTGATTCTCTCGACGTCTGTCCATACCTTCAATAGAGCGGTTAAATTGTGATAATGGTACCGGGGAAAGCCCGAAGTTGTTTCTAAAAAATACTAACATACGACTAGTACGATCGATAATTCCTTTTTGAGAACTGTCTCCTTTGTTTCCTGTAAGTAGTCCCAAGTGGTCAATGATACAAACTGTAATCAGTTTAGGATTATGCGGGATATATTTGTCTAGGATTTTTTCTTTCTGGTTTTTCCATACTACTGAACCTCGCTTTTCGAAATACTCTAAAAGCACTTTATACATGTAGTTTGGACTAGCCGCTGTGTGAAAAAAGATTTTGTTGTCAATAAGGTTTTCAAACCGGTCTTCGTAATCGTCGATAAGACTCTCAATTTGTGGATTGATATTCAAGTTACCCATAGAGTAGATCTCATTGTAACTTGACAGCATTTTATGCTCTTCATAAATAAGAGTACTCAACAGCTTAGCGATTTTTCTTTCTGGAGCAATCTCTAGTGAAAAGTAAATGATTTCGAGATCAAAAAACGGATCGGGATCATTCATAATATGCTGTAATGGTCTCATCACGTAGTTTGTATCTACGAATGCTGACTTACCCGTACCAGGAGCTCCACCAATAAGGTCATAACGACCTTTTTGAATGTTGCACAGTAAGTTAGACACTTTAGGTAATCCCATAGGGATGCCTCTAAAATGTCCTTCCTTACCTAGTCGGATATTTTCTTTTACTTTTTGCCAAAGACTTTGTGCCATTAGAATTGTTTTACGTTAGTAGTGTGAGTAGCGTCATCGTCGACGTACTGTTCCCACATACAATTATTGATTATTCTTTCTGGATTCGGTAAGAACTGCATGCTGTTACGACGGCGATGATTTGCTATCATGTTTTCCGTGCCTTTTACAGCATCTGCATGCTCTTCGCCGGTAGTTACTTTAAGCTCATACTTATGTTTAAGTTTATTGTACATCGTCGTACTTGCTGCCTTTGTTCGAAAGACGCGAGTTCCTACTCTAGGTGGAATCAAAATCCACCATTCATCGAAATTTATTCCAGATTTACTTAGCCCCATCAATTTGCGAGCTTTAGCACCTAGTACAGTTTCTTTGAATCTCAGTCCAGATTTACTGAGGATAAAATCAGTATTATCTTTGATACGATTTCTCATAGCTAATGCTCCTGGCCGTGTAAATAGCTTTTCAATAAGTTTCCATTCTTTGTGATACATCAACCAGAGTAATACATATTCGTCTGTTGAGATACTAGCATTATGGCACTTATGTAAATCTACTTCGACTTTCATCGATCCTTTAACCTTGGATTAGCTTTAGATTCTTTCAAAGCTGCTAACCAACGGGCTTTAGCTTTAACAGGATCTTTTCGCTTACTTACGTAAATCCAAGTACGGTCATCGATTTCGATTTTCTGCAACTTGTTTAAGTCCGGAGATACTTCTTTGCAAAAGGCCAATAAAGCCCCCCGTTCTGCTTTTAGATTTATTCCACTTATGTAGCCACCTTTTGGTTTCGCTATTCGTTTTCTTGGCATCCTAATTTGTATTACATTTGTACCACTTCCTTATTCTTAGGTTTTCTAGCTTCTGGGGATCGCATCCTGCGGTCCCTTTCTTTTACTTAAAGTGTTCAAAAAAGTCTTCCAATCTATCTACCCAGATACTTTGAATGTCTTTATCTCGCTTCTCTAACCAGCTAACTTCCTGCGTATTAGGAGTGTACAGATTAACTATAATCGCTTGTTTACCTTCTTGAGCCCGAATAATTCGGCCACGGCGCTGTGTACTTACAAGCTTTGTTGAATCACCAGCTACAACTATTCCTAAACTGACTTCCGGCACATCTAATCCAGCATTAACTGCTTTTACAGATGATACCACTCTTTTCTTAGTTCTCTTGTCTTTGAATACACGTAGAGCTTCTCTTTGAGCTTTTAGTCCTTTAAGAATTACTGGCTTCCCTTTTTTATTAACTCCCGAGCATTCTACTTTACTGTGTAAGGTGACACAAATGTCTCCTAATTCATTTTGAATAGCATCCGCAAAGTCTGTAGTTTGGCAGAAGGTCAAAGCCATACGATCATCAAAAAATCGTACAATTTCTCCTACCGCTTCAACTTTACGAGGATTATTCATGCATAAGTTCTTACGTTTACCGATAGCAGCGTAATACCTAGCAGCAAGTCCACGTTTTGCAGGATCACTACTTCTAGCATACAGCTGAGCTGTTTGAAACGCTTGTCCTCCGTACCCTAACTTTGCAGAAAGGTGACGTACGTAGTTATTCGCTTTTTGATAGGCTTTTTCTTCCTCAGTATCAAAATTAATAGGAATGTTATAGACAGTAAAATCTGACACCCAGCCATTTTCTAAGCACTCGTCAATAAGCACTTGGTCAATAACTGGACAAAAATCTTCAATCATTATTTCTCGACCGTCCGCTCGATTAACTGTAGCGGTCAATCCTATACGGTATTTGTGGGGAATTTGTGCTGCATAAGCGAACGTGTCTGCAGGTAGAGTATGAATCTCATCATAAACCACTAAGTCCGCAGACAATTCTTGGTAATTCTTCGCAGCAGTATTGATCACAAAGACCTCAACATTAGGAAGTTTCCAAAGCTTATGGTGAATCCAAGATTCCCATTGAGTCTTCAAAGCCCTAGTAGGAACTACTACAATTGTATTAGTAGCAAAACCGCGTTCGTACATTCCTCGAATAGCCATTAAGGCTGCCCAAGTTTTACCGAAACCAGTAGCGGCTTCTAAAGTACCTACACAATCATTCTGGAACCATTTGCGGCAAAACACTCGTTGCCTTTCTGTTTTTGTTTCGAAATTCATGTGCAATAGGTATTAGGACTTTTGTAGAATATGACTTGTTACCAATTTGGTAACACATGTAATACTCTTTAAGGTTTTCTTTGGCCAAACTATCCATACGGTGTTTGAAAAGGGTTAAATCATCTACCACTAGAGGCGTAGGGGACATACATCCCCCAGCCAATAGAGCTATAATTAAAATAGTAATCTTATGCATCAGTTATTTGATCGCTTTGGTGCTCACGTATACGCTTTTCAAGCTGACGTGGTGGAATAAACTCCACTACAGTAACTCGAAAGTACGGCACTAATTCTTCAATTACGAGGGGTTCTACTTCTTCCCATGTAGCGCCGCCAATACCGCAGCCGATTAATGGTATTCCTAGTCTAAAATCGTTTCCGCCCCATTCGGTCGCAAATTTACGAAAACTTAGTCTACAAGCATCTACATCAAATGTAGCTCCTGGAGTAGTTTGTGTGTAGAAATTAATTACCCCACATAAATCAACAAGTTTTGTCTGCCTTTCAACCATCATAGATAGCCAGCAAGAATAGTTTCCTAAGCGACGTATCCCAGTTGATATAGGATAATCTCGATCAGCTTCGTAAGCTCTCGGAAAAGCTTCTTTAACAGCAAGTGCTATTCCAGCACCCATGACATTTTGGCAGTTAGCTCCGTGGCCTATAAAATCAAATTCACCTTTTAAAGCAAGTTCGATGAGGTCACCTTGTACGGTATTATAACTCATGATTTTTGAGAGGTTAAGTGTTTCTGCTGCGTTTTCTTTTTTACGAAAGGAGTGGCGTAATTCAAAGAGTATAATCCCCCCAAACATAGCAGAAAGTGATAAGACGATTATAACGTCAATTATTGATAGTTCCATGTTATTTTTTCCAATGATTCGCAATCTCTGCGTCTGCAGGGATAGGAACCGATTCACAAAATCGTGCTGCCGCATTTTCCATACAATCTTTAAGCACCACTTTGACCTGTTCTTGGATCACCGCGGGGCATTCTAACTGTATTTCATCATGCGCCATAACTACAATCTTAACTTCGTTTATGTAATCGTTTTCTTGAATCCAACGCATTACGTAAATAGCAGCCAGTTTGGTCATGTCTGCAGCTGTACCTTGAATAGGAAAGTTTAGTCCCTTTCTCTGAAACGTGCCTTGAAGCTGAAAATACTCTTTCACCAAAGGCTTAAATTCCTGCTGAAATTCGAAGTTATCCTCGGCTTTAGCTGTCCTGTATCTCTCCCAAAAACCCGTAGCACTTACTTGCTTCTTTAAGCTTAAGTATTTGTCATATCCGCCAAGGAATGAACGTCTACCAGACTTACTGTTAATCAGTACGTAACCGTGTTTTAATGGAAAATCAGCCGCTTTTTTAAAGTAGCTTTTCAGTCCCGGAAATTTATCCATGAAGTATTTATAGGCTGCATCAGCTACTTCAATAGCAATACCGAGATTATCAGCAATGGTCTTACCATTACCTCCGTACGGTATTGCAAAAGTTCCAGGTTTCACAAACTGTCTTTTTTCAGGATGCAGAGCTTTAATCTTTTGATGAGTAAGACTTCGCAACTCTGGATAGACTGCCTGTGCCATCAAACAGTGTATATCCTTGGTAGGATCGTTCACATAAGCAAGGTACTCTCTATCACGACTCATGTCCGCTAGTACTCTAGTTTCTTGACCAGAGTAATCCGCTCCTACAATAACATTACCGGCTTCTGCTGTAAAGCATTTTCTAGTATGGTCTGCAGGTAAGTTCTGAATATTCGGATCATCTGAAGAAATACGTCCGGTATCCTTAATTTGCCTAAACGATGAATGAATTCTACCTGTCAAAGGTTTAATGTACTCGAGATAATTTTCTCCGTAAGTAGAAACTACTTTGGCAGCTTTTGAATATGCTTCGTAAAGGTTTAAGATAGGAAAATTTGCGGCGAACTTCATAATGAACTTGAGCTCCACAGTATGCTTTTTGGTCTTCGAATTAAGAGTATCTATACCTAGTCCTTTAAACAACATTTTGACTTGTTGGTCAGAGCCCCAATTGATAATTACACCTTCGGTACCATCTGCAGGTTCCCCCTCAGCGTTAAACATTTCCCCTTGGTAACTGATAAACTGCGAAGTAGGATGTTTTTTTAAAACATAGTCATTAAGTTCTTGAATGGCTTTTGACAAGTTTATCTTGTCTTGAACCATTTTTTCTCTCCATTTCTTCTGATCTAAATGGATACCACCGTGACTCATGTAAGTCATCGGTACTACAAATTTGTTTTCCAGGTTGGCTACTCTAAGAAGATCTTGTTTTTCAAGCGCTTTAGATTGCGCTTCATGGAGTTTATGTAAGTACTTTACATCATCTGCAGCATAGACTACTACTCTAGTAGAAAGTCCTTCTCGATGAATGTGGCCCCGAACACTCTTATCTAATTGAACTTTTAAGTATCGATCAGCACAAGATGCAAGCCCACGATAACCTTTAAACAGCAGTAAACCAGTTGTAAGTACAGATTCTTGAAGAAATGTATCAATACATTGCATTGGATAAACGCCATGATGGAATAGAAATCGTAAATCAAAGTTCAAGTTATGTCCTATGATCGTAGATTCTTCGATAATGTCTTTAAAAGCTTTAAGCGGTACAGTAGTATTGTCTATGACATACTGATCAGAGCCGCCATCAGAGAGCTGCGTACAGAGTAGTTCGCAACTAAATGGGTCTAATCCTTTAGTTTCAGTATCTAAAGCCAAGAGAGGAGCCCCTTTAAGGGCTTCTCTAGCTTTTTCAACATTCACTTTACGTATTAAATCTGGCGAGTACTGGTCAAATAACTCAGTCTGCTCCGTTATTAGATAAATCATAAGCGATGTTTTTAAAGGTAATGTCGTGCGTACTGAGGTCATCTTCGTTTAATATGCCAGTTTCGACTAATGCGCTAATTCTATAATTGAAGACAGCGTCGTCTAGCATAGCACAAGTTTCAGGATCACATAACGCATATTCTCCGTTAGGCATCAGTTCTCTCCAAGAGCCATTCGAGATAAACACCGCTAATCGATGTAATTGCGTTTTGCCTATGAAGAATTTTTTTCGTGAAAACCACAGCTTAACTATGTACTTATCCTGTTCTTCATTATAAATAGGTAGCACATTAGCAATGTGGTCATAGTACCATGTAAGTTTCATCTCTCTATTGGTTTTTTGTTTTTGATGCACAGGTTTACCAGCAGGGTCTCAGCCGTAGCTACCCTGTGGTCTAACTGTCTACATAATTGGTGTTTTGGTGGAGGCGCCGAGATTCGAACTCGGGTCCATATTGTACTCACTACAATTTTTCTACATGTTTAGGATAGAGCCAAGCTCTCCATGGATCAAAAACTTTTTGCGGTGTATAGGACTCACACTTAGATAGAGGTTTACGATCATTATCTCAATTTTGTGAACACGCCCTACCACTAACTTAGTGGCCAAGACAGGCTTCTTAGGCAGCCATTGCAACCTCACGTACTTCTGTCTCCGCTGGGCGGAAAGAGATTACGTTGTTTTTCTCGGCAGCCAAAACGTCAGCTTTGGTACCTAGTGTTGAATCTACGTTGCCGTTTATTCATGATAATACGTATTTTTAGAGTGTCAATATCATTCACTCACATGCTTACAATTCTAACGTTACAACTGTCTATTCCAATCGCCCCCATAAGTTTGCAAAAATAAAAAAAGCCCCAACAATACTGTCAAGGCTCTTTTTATTCCACTAATTATTCAACTTTACATCATTCCGGGCATGCCTCCTCCGAATCCAGGATTCTGAGGAATTGCTGGAACGTTACTATCAAATGGTTCGTCTACAACGACACACTCAGTAGTAAGTAATACGCTAGCTGCCGAAGCAGCATTTTCTAAAGCAACACGTGTTACCTTCGTAGGATCGATAACTCCAGACTCTAAAAAGTTCTGGTATTCGTCAATCTTAGCGTTGTAGCCAAAGTCATCTTTGCTTTCTTTCACTTTTTCCACGATTAAAGCTGCCTTCGAACCGGAATTAATAAGAATCTGTTCAAGAGGTACTTGTAGGACATTTTTAAGGATTTCAATACCCTTATTCTGATCTGCATTATCTCCTTTGACCTTATCCAATGAAGCGATAGCTCTAATAAGAGCTACACCTCCACCAGGTACGATACCTTCTGCTACAGCAGCTTTAGTAGCACTTAAAGCATCGTCTACACGTTCCTTCTTTTCACGCATTTCTACTTCAGTAGGTGCACCAATGGAGATAACTCCTACACCACCTGAAAGTTTAGCTATACGCTCTTCTACTTTTTCTTTGTCCCACAACGATTCAATGTTTTTCAACGAAGCTTTCATGCTCTTAATACGAGCAGCTATAGCTTTTGAATCACCTGCACCATCGATGATAGTACAAGAGTTTTGTGAGATTTCTACTTTTTCAGCGGTGCCTAAGTCTTCTTCTTTGACGTCTTCTAGTTTAATACCAGTAA